TCATTGGTGATATTTCCTATGATAGCCGAGCCCATGACTACATTTGAACCATTGGCTGAAATTGTAGCATCACCTAAATAGATAGTGCTGTTGGCTAGATAGATATCACGGAATCTGTTGCTGGTATTGCCTATGTCATATGTGATGTTGGCAGCAGGAATGATGTCACTGGCTACTGCGGTAAGATCGATGTTGGCACCACTGGTGCTGGTAATACTGATACTGGTATCTGATTCCATCTCAGCCCACTGACTGTTGCCACCTGATGAGAAATACACAAACTGCACGCCTGTGTTGGCTGCTATCCACACGTCTCCTGCTGAGGGCGATATTGGCGCAACATTACTGACAGTGAGAGTACCACCTGCTATAATGCCTGTCAATTGACTACCATTGCCAAGAAAATATGATGCGGAAATATTAGCAGAACTAGTGATATTGCCTGTGGCACCTACTGTGGTGAAGTTGCCTGTGGCAGGAGTGACATTGCCAATGGGTATGTCATTGATTGATCCTGAAGTTGCTAGATTCCAGGCCTGACCTGTATAAATCCAGGTCTTGCCGTTGAATGAGTATGTGTCGTTGACGCTGGGAGCAGATGGGAAACTAATTACGGGCATGATTTATCTTTACGCTGTATAAGTTCCTGAACTAGTGAATGTATGTATAGTATAGCCATCAGCAGAAGTTACTGTGCCACCTGAGCCGCGCTGTGCGCCTAGATATCTAATGATAACTATGCCTGAACCTCCGGCTGCGCCACCTTGTGTGTTACCACCTCCACCTCCACCGCTACCTCTATTGGTAGTACCAGCAGTGGCACTGACTTGCACCCCGGGACCATCACCCCAAGCCCCACCGTTGCCTCCACCGCCTGAGCCGCCTGTTCCGCCTACCCTTGCAGGGCTGGGTGCAGCGGAATAGTTACCACCTCCACCACCACCTGCATAAGTCACACTAGTACCCGTGATACTTGATGCTGTGCCAGCTCCACCATTGCCAGCGGGCGCATTTCCAACAGATCCGGTAGTTCCCACAGAAGAAGAGCCACCGCCTCCTCCACCTGAGTACCCTTCACCTCCTGTTAGTGAAGACGCGCCAGCAAAACCTTGACCCGGGGTAGCAGAACCACCAGTGCCTCCTGTGGGCGCTGATAATGCTGCGCCACCACCGCCGGATCCTCCTGACAAACCATTATTATTACTGGATGCAAACCCGGTTCCACCAGCACCACCACCAATGGATGTAATGGAACTGAACACAGAATTACCACCAGAAGTACCTTGAACAGATCCTGGACCTGCTGTGCCGCCTGCACCGACTGTCACTGTGTAATTAGTTCCAACACTGACAGAAATTCCAGTATCGGTCCGATAGCCCCCTGCTCCACCTCCACCTCCACGTGCGCCTCCACCTCCACCACCGCCGGCTATCACTAGGTATTCAACATTGTAGTTGGGACCTTGAGACAAGTTTAGCCATTGATTGCCTATGGGATCATACCACTCGGGGCTGTTGGTAGTTGTGTTAAATCTAATCATTCCAGCAGTGGGAGCCACAGGTCGTTGTGCTGTGTTACCCACTGGCAAACTCATGTATCCGGTGCTGTCATTGTTTATGTTACCCAGAGTAGCCGATGCTATGACAGCAGATGTTATGACCGCAGATGCTAGTACTACATTTGATCCGTTGGCAGAAATTTCTGCATCACCAAGATAGATAGTGCTGTTAGCCAAGTAGATGTCACGGAATCTATTGCTGGTATTACCTATGTCATATGTGATGTTGGCCGAGGGAATGATGTTACTGGCGACTGCAGTTAAGTCTATATTAGCGCCGCTGCTGGTGGTAATACTGATACTGGTATCTGCTTCCATTTCAGCCCACTGACTATTGCCGCCTGAAGTGAAATACACATACTGGGCGCCTGTATTGGCAGCGATCCACACGTCTCCTGCTGAGGGTGATATGGGAGCGATATTGCTGACAGTGAGCATGCCACTGGCGGTGATACCAGTTAACTGACTGCCATTACCTATGAAATACTGATCTGTTGTGATGTTGCCAGTAGCGCCTACAGTGGTGAAATTACCTGTGGCAGGAGTGACATTGCCTATGGGTATGCCGTTGATACTGCCTGCTGCAGACAACATCCAACCTTCGCCGTTGTAGATCCAAGTCTTGCCGTTGAATGAATATGTGTCGTTTAAATTAGGAGCAGAAGGGAAACTAATTATAGGCATAATATAAATTTATCAGTTATTACCAACGGATATTACCTGAACTGGTAAATGTGTAGTATCGATATCCATTGGCTGTGGTCACAGAAACAGTGCCATTGGTATTGGCCGCAGGATCTAGATAATCTTCGTATCTCAATATTACCACGCCTGAACCACCAGATCCACCTGGCTGGCTGCTTGTAGAGATGCCTGCACCTCCACCACCACCTGTGTTGGTCACGCCAGCACCTGGTCCAGGTTTGCCGGTGCCACCACCTCCCGAACCACCAGCGGTTCCGGTGGTACCACCTCCACCTGCATAAAAAGTTCCGTTGAGCCAAACATTGCCATTGCCACCACGGCCGCTGGTTGGATATGAACCACCACCGGAACCGCCAGATCCAGCAGTGGCAGTGTATCCAGCCCCGCCGCCACCGCCTACAGTAGTAGTGCCAAAGGCCGAAGAATTGCCGCCAGCTGCGCCAGTGCCGGGTCCTGGGCCACCACCACCACCGCCACCCACGACCACTGTATAGGTTACGCCTTCTGTGATGTTGGCGGTAGTTGCTATATATCCACCTGCACCACCGCCTCCTGCTTCAGAAGTTCCCGCGATACCACCACCGCCACCACCGCCACCAGCAACCACTAGGTATTCCACTGTCTGTGGTTTGGCTATGTATATGATATTAAAACTAAAAGTGCGAGGAGAATCTTGTGCTTGTGCATCAGTGGCTATCACAGTAAAAGAATAGGCTGTGTTAGCATTTACTGCCACATTGCCAGAAAACTGTCCATTGCTGTACAAAGCCGATCCATTGGGCACCGAATTTCCCGGTGATAGCGCATATGAGACAGCATCGGTGGCTGTCAGACTATAGGAAAACGCTGTGTTCTGAGTGGCATTGGCCAAGGTACTGCCCGTGACCCAAGAAGGAAATGCTGAAAAAGTTAACCCCAATGGTCTAATGGCTGTGCCTCCATCTGGATTAACCACATATATATTGTACGACGATGCTGCTTTGGCTCCAATTTGGCATCTCAGCAGTGTGGAATTGATAAAAGACACAGATGATGCAATGGTGTCTTCTACTATGACTGTGGCTCCCGAAACAAATCCCGAACCATTGACTATAAAGTAGCCGCCGTCAACGTTGATAGCAGTGTCATCTAACACAGTATAACTGCTGTCGGTGATTTGTACGTTGCTTATCTTGGGTACTTCAGGTGAAGATCCACCAATGGTGGTACCTGCGGGAAATCCCAGCACACCTCCGCTTTCAACTATGCTACTGTTGCCAATAGATACATTGGCTGGTAACAGTAAGTTACCAGCTGTCGCAGAAATTGTGGCCGAGCCTAGATAGATTGTGCTGTTGGCTAGATATATGTCGCGGAATCTATAACTGGTGTTACCTATGTCATATGTGATGTTAGCTGTAGGAATGATGTTGCTGGACACTGCTGTAAGGTCCACTTCTGATCCTAGATCAATGCTGGTGGCAGCTTCCATCTCTGCCCACTGACTATTACCTCCGCTGGTAAAGTACACATACTGTACACCAGTATTGGCTGAAATCCAAACATCGCCTTGGGCAGCACCCACAGGCGCTGCGTTGCTGACAGTGAGCATGCCGCTGGCAGTGATGCCTGACAACTGGCTGCCGTTGCCTATGAAATATAAATCTGTAGTTATGTTGCCAGTGGCGCCAACAGTGGTGAAGTTGCCCGAAGCAGGCGTGACGTTGCCAATGGGTATGGCGTTGATGGATCCCGACGTGGCCAAAATCCAGCCCTGGCCGTTGTACAGCCACGTTTTGTTGTTAAACGAATAAGTGTCGTTGACACTGGGATTTGAGGGAAAATTTAAAGCCACAATCGTTCGCTTTCAGTTGTATCAATATATTTATTTGCAAAATTTAGTACAAGGGAAAAGGCGCAGAGGGTGGAGTAAATGGGCTCCAATATCTAGCGCGATTTCGGGTAAATCTCACATTGCTCATGTAACCACTAAAATTCTGTGGACCGCTGACATTGCGCTGGCCCAGGGTAAATGATCCATAGTCCGGAGTAGTGGCTGTGCCGGCCCAGAGATCAGCAGTGGTGCTGGCTTCATTCAGCAAGGCACCGTCGATGAATAGTCTAAGATTACTGCCCAAACGTGACACTGCCACGTGCTGCCAACGATTGAGTGTAAATATTCCCGCACGCAGATCGGCTATGTTGCTGGAGCCAGTGCTGCTGACCTGTAAAGTACACTGTAGATTGGCAAAAAAGGCTAGATATATACCAGCGTAACTGGTGCCGGTATTGTTGTATCCCCAGGTCACTATGTGTGCTGTGCCCACAGCAGTGGGATAAATCCAAGCTTCCCAGGTAAAATCGCCCTGCGGAGCGTATAATGGACTGACGTTGTTGGCATCGGACCCTATGCTGTTGAGTAACATGGCGTCCGTTGTGCCGGGAAAATACAACACACCATTGTTGTTGCTCCAGGGATCTGTGACAGCGGTACTGATGCTGGCATCACCTGATGAATAAACTATGCTACGTCCAGTGGCATCTCTTGGGCCAGTGTTGTCAGTGAAATTCAACAGCAGCGTGGTACCTGCAATGGCCGTGGGCGGTGCGGTGGGTGGAGTAAATGCTGCGGTATAGACCGCGGTATTGGTTATGCGCAGGCCGGCCATGTAAGCATCATTCAACAGATAAGCAGGTGAATTGGCAAATCCTGAAATTCTTGTTTGTGTCTGCTGTATGGTAGAAGTATAATTAGCAGATGTTGCATCAACTTTGCCATTAAGGAATATCCTTAAAGTATTACTGCTGTCTCTGGTAACTGCACAGTGATTCCACTGTTGCAAAGGAACCACGGTAGAGCCTACTATACCGCCGGGGTTAAAACTTAATTTATATCCCGAAACATTATCAATGATAAATGTGCTGCGATTTGGATCGCTGCTGGTATATTGACTTACTAAAATTTGAGTGGCGCTGGCTGTGATATATAACCAACATTCAATGGTAAATGTTCCTGTGGCTGGTATAGCTATTCCCGATGACAGTTGGAGATAAGTGCTGCCATCAAAGAACATGCTGCTGCCATTCACAGCAGCAGAGTAAGCAGATGTAGGAGGATAAGGAGTCTGCGGTGTGGTTCTAGTGGATCCAGTGATGGTAAATGTATTGTTGTTACCTGATAGATCCACAGCATAGGGACTGGCAAAACACAGCAGACCAGTGCCTGAGATAGCAGTCAATGGTGTAGTGGGCGGTGTAAAATTACTGGTATATACAGCGGTGCCTTTGACTATGCGATAGTCGGCCAGATAGCCACGGAAGTCTGCTGATCCCGAGGCAGGAAATGTGCCCGAACTGCTGAGCCAGTTACCAAAGGTAGTGGGTATGGATGTGAGTGCGGCTCTAGTGGCAGCGCTGGTATAGGTTCCGCGACTGACACCGTTGATGTAAAGCGTGAACACGCTGCCGTTTCTCACCAGGGCTATGTGATACCAAGTGTTGACCGCAATGGCCACAGAACTGGTTATGATGCCTGCGGCTTCTGTTGCTGCGCCAAAGGCCACGCTGATAAAGCCGCTGGTGTCAATGCCCAATTGCCAGCCGCCCTGTCCTGCGGTTTGCTGCCACTGACCTCCAATCTGTCTGCTGCCTGTGCCAATCAGTGTGGCATTGACCCAGCCTTCCACAGTGAAGTCGCCGCTGAGTATGTTAGTGGTGCTGGAGTAAGGAACAGTATAGTAGTCACCGGATCCGTCAAAAAATGCACTCCAACCATTTTCCGAATAAGGACTCAGCGTGCCTAGGGTAACGGTGCCGGCTCCGGTACTGACAGCATAAGCATTGGTGCTGGCGTCTGTGACAGCATTGTTTTTGCTGAGATTGGTTCCTGTGCCAGGCAACAGTGCTGTGGTATAGCTGCCGTAGGTATCTGTAGTGGGTGCGGCAGCAGTGGTATAGTAGTTGGTAAACAGTGCAGACGGCACTGGAAAACTATAGGCATATCTCGACTTGCCCACGGTAAATCTTATGTCCTGCATATAACCTGCAAAAGGATATTGGGTGCCTTCTGTACCGTTGTTTCCAATCCAGATAGGACTGGTGTCATCTGATATCACAAACGCTGTGGGAGTAGACGTGCCCACCAACACACCATTTAAAAACACACGATATTCTGTGCCGGCTCGGGTCACAGCGCAGTGATTCCAAGTATTGGCCACGATGGATCCCGCAGCACTGGTGATTTGTACTTGCCAAGCAGTGGTTCCTATGTAAACATCAAGTGTGCTGGTGGCTAGGTAAATGGCAACACCACGAGGATTCTGGCTGGATCTACGCAACCACATGGTCTGGAAAGCAGTGGCTACTGAATTGGCATTGAACCATAATTCAATGGTAAAATCAAGATTGCTGGCAGTGGTGCCAGCAGGACTGAGATACAGATCAGGCGCAGCAGGGATCTGCAGGTAGTCACCTGATCCGTCAAAGTAAACACTGCCTGATCCATACTTGGCCTTGACCGTGGATATGACAGTGTTGCCTTTGAGCTGTATGTTGTTTTTTCCCGTGGCATCTGCGATGGCTCCGTTGGCAAAGTTCAACAATAGACTGGTATTGGCTATGGCTGTGACAGGTGCTGTGAGAGGAGTAAATGCAGTGGTATATACTGCTGTGCCTTTGACTGCTCGTACACTGGACAGATACCCAACCACACCAATATTGGCTGTGACATAGTTGCCAACAGTAAATTGACCTTGGGGATAATTCCTAGTGGCAGTGCCGGTGGCAATCTGCACGCCATTGGCAAAAATTCTTGCTGTTGTGCCTTGTCTTGACACAGCAAGATGTGTCCAGGTGTTCAATGGCAAGGTATAGGTTGCAGTCAAATCATATGCTGTGTTACGAGCACCAAGCCAAACTGTTGTTGTGCTGTATCCCAGTAGCGCACCATTGGTGGCATCAACACCGCAGATCAAAGTATCGTTGGTCAAAGACAATGGATATACATATGCTTCCAGGGTAAAATCGCCGGTGCCAAATGCAAATGCAGCATTGGATGCCACACTTAACACATCAGTGCTGCCGTCAAAGTATCCCGAGCCGCCCACTGTGGCTGGTGCAATCACAGAGGTAGGCAAACCAAAAGGTGTAAATGAATCAATGGCTGCACCGTTGGTGGGCGTGATCACATTTCTAATAATGCTGGCATCATTGAAGTTGGTAGATTGGCAGGTCAACAGCACTGTACCGGGTATGGTAGTCAATGGTGCGGTAGGCGGTGTAAAATTATCAGTATACACTGCTGTACCGCGCACTATCCTGAAATTGCTGATATAACCTTTCCAGTAATTGCTCAAGGCTGTGCCACTGGTGCTGAAAGCGCCGATACTGGTCACAGGATTTCGTGTGAGGTTGACAGCAGTGGTGCTGGATCCCACGGAGCGCCCGTTGATATAAGCAGTGGTAGTGCCCACACGTCTGACCACAGCCACGTGATTCCATTGTTTCAAAGGAAAAGAGTTGATACCCGGATTGATATCAATGGCGGTGCTGTCTCCTATGAATGCGCGGAAAACGCCGCCAGTTCTGACTTCTATGGTATAGTTGTTTTGTGTGGCCCAACTTGAGTTTTGTGCTATTATTGTGGCGTCGGTACTGCTGCTGTTTAGGAATGCCCAGCATTCTATGGTGAAATCTTCCAGTCCTAGATTGTTGATATTGGTATTGGCAGCTACCAGCACATAGTCGTTGGTGCCATCAAAGTAAGCCGAGTAAGCAGCTGTGGGAGGTGTGGCATAATTAACGGGATTGCCAAATGGATTGTTGAGTGTGCCTGTGTAGGAATTGCCATTGGCTGTTATTGTGAATGCATTGGTAGAGTTGTCGATAAAAGTGCTGGACTGGCAGGTCAGCAGTGATGTTCCAGAGATGGCTGTGAGCGGCGCGGTGGGCGGCGTGAAGTCAGAGGTATAGACTGCGGTGCCCTTGACGATTCTAAGGTTCGAATACAAACCGTTTAATCCAATGGTACCAGGAGCGCCCACGGAAGAATTTATATAAAGTGCAAGTCCTGACGCAGTGATGTTAGTGCTATTTGTAGCTGATGCAGTCTGAACCCCATTTACAAAAATTTTAAGAGCAGTTCCACTTCTTGTTACTGCAATGTGATTCCATTTTGCTACGCTGACAGCAACAGAGGATGTAGCCACTGTGGTGCCTACTAGCCAAATCAAGGGATAGCCGGTGGAATTAAGTTCAAAACTCCAACCTGTGTTTGGTGATGAAGTATATTTTCCTGCCATCACAGTGGTAGATAATGCATTAGGATATACCCAAGTTTCAATAGTAAAATCACCTGAGCCAAATGTAAAAGCCGCATTATCTGGCACAGTCAAGTAATCTCCAGTGCCATCGAAGTATCCGGACCAAGCAGTCATGCCAAAGGGATTTACAGGTGTTGGTTGTGCCTGGCCTACTGAAGTAATGGCAAAAACGTTAGTGGAGTTGTCGATGAATTGGCTGCTCTGGCAGGTCAGCAGTTGCGTGTTGGTAACCGCGGTAAGCGGGGTAGTGGATACTGTAAAGTTTGAGGTATACAGTGCAGTTCCATTGACAAGTCTAGCATTTGATATATACCCCTGAAATGGCCGTGTGCCATCTCGGCGTGTGCCAATAAAAAGTGCTAGATTGCTGTTGTTGACTGAGGATCCGCCAAGGGTGGTGCTGGTATTTTCTGATTGGCCATTGACATACAATGTCAAACTGCTGCCGTTTCGCACCAATGCCACGTGATACCATTGATTGTTTGATACCGTAGATCTACCCGGCAGGTCTACCTGTGATGTTGATCCGCCGTAGGCCACAGCACCTTGGAATTTGCCCGATGTGATAGACAACACAAAACTTGAGTTTGTGTCAGAAGACGCAGAATTTTCCCATTGGTTAAACCAAAAACTATTAGTCGCTGAGTTCTGTGGCAGCACCCAGGCCTCAATGGTAAAGTTGTTGGTTCCCAAGGCAAACGCAGCATTGTCGGCCATGGTTAGGTAATCACCTGTACCATCAAAGTACCCTGAGAAGTAGCCTGTGGCAGGGTCTGTGCCGGTGCCATACACAAAAGGTGATGTAGTACCTTGCGTGACATCACCTGCGGGAGTAACAGTGAAATTGTTAGTGCTGGAATCTATGAAACTGGTGTTGTTGGCGTTGTTGCTGCCTGTGCCTGCTATCTGCAGACTGGTATAGTTGAAATCGTTGTTGTAGTTGGCTTCACCGTAGATGGCACTGGGTGGCGTGGGAGTGATTCCACCACCTCCGCTGCTGCTACTGCTGGTTCCACCGGTGCTGACACCCAGTTGCAGCAGAGACATTAACTGACTCCTGCGCCACTGATAAACCAAACATCTGATGCTACTTTCATCAGTGTTGCCACTGTGCAATTGGCCACCGTACGATTGCCTGATGCGGTGCTGTTGCCAGACAGCAACAGTGTCACGCCTGAACCTGGTACCACTATGACATTGCCCGATCCATTTTGTACCACGCTGAGCATGGTGCCAATGTTAAACGACACGTTGGCATTGGGTGGTATAGTCACTGATAGATTGCTGCTGCTGGTGCTGTAAAAATGTTTGCTGCTGTCGGCAGCTGCTGCTGTGACATTAGATGACAGCGTGACCTGTGGCACATCACGATAACCAATGACATATCCATTGGTGTTGCCTGCTATGTTGCCTACCTGAAGATTGGCCCATGTGGCTTGATCCCATGCTATAACTGTGTTGGGCTCAGATATGACACCAGTAAAAAGTTTCCAAGTGTTGTCAGTATAATCTCTAGCCAAGCCTGTGTGCTGCGCCACATTTGATTCGGTAAAGTTAGCAACTATGCCAAGATCTTCGATATCGCTGGTGTTGTTAGCGCCTAGGTATATCAGTGGGTCATTCACAACCAAATCACTGACGTTGAGATATGTGAGATTGCCTGACGCTGTGATGTTGCCCGATACTGTGAGATTGCCGTTGATGGTAGTTGGACCGGAATTGATATTACCAGGATTTAAATTGCCAGTGTAAGTGGGCAAGTAGGCTGCTACATTGGAATTATCGTAGACATTGTATCCCGTGGCCTGTGTGATGTTGCCCAAGATATATGCACCCTGCACATTGGCAGCGGTGGTAACATTGCCTGCCAAACTGGACAAAGCTCCTATGTATGTAGGCAAGTAGGATGCCACGTTGGCATTGCCATAGTTGCTGTTGTCGATGCTGAGGCTGGTGGCAGCTTCCATTTCTGCCCATTGGCTGTTGCCACTGCTGGTAAAGTATACATACTGTACACCAGTGTTGCCCTGTATCCAAACGTCTCCTTGACTGGCACCCACGGGTGCTGTGTTGCTGACTGTGAGCATGCCGCTGGCAGTGATACCAGACAATTGACTACCATTACCTATGAAAAACTGATCAGTGGTTATATTACCAGTGGCTCCCACCGTGGTAAAATTACCCGTGGCGGGCGTGGTATTGCCAATTACAATGTCATTAAGTGCGCCAGTACTTTGTAAACCCCAATAGGTACCGTTCCATACCCAAGTTTTTCCACCAAAACTGTAGGTATCATTTAGCGAGGGACTGTTGGGAAAATTTAAAGCCATGGTTTTCTTCTTCTAATAATATTTAGTTAAAATTCATGTTCATCTGTTAGGCTGTGTATGCACCAGAACTAGTGAATGTATGATAAGTGTAGCCACCGGCACTGGTAACTGTGCCACCCGAGCCGCGCTGGCTGCCAGAATATCTTATTTTCACGATACCAGAACCACCGGCTTGACCAGTGACATTAAGTCGTCCTCCACCTCCGCCACCACCTCCGGTGTTGGCAGTTCCTGCAGTGGCAGGAGTACCTGGACCGTTAGGGCCACCTGATCCGCCGCCACCTGGGCCGCCACCGCCGGCTGGGCCGTTTTCTCCTCCACCTCCACCTCCACCTCCGGCATAAGTGGTTCCATCTAGCCATGTACTACCAGATCCACCTGTGCCAGTGCCGCCACCTCCAGCAGAAGAAGCGCCGCCGCCTCCACCGCCTCTGGCTAAATGCGTACCAGGACCTCCGGGATTGCCCTGTGGGGGACTAGTAGGAGGTGTATTACCTGCGCCTCCGGCAAATCCGCTGGGATTACTATTTGCCGAACTACCGCCACCAGAGCCACCAGTAGAACCCGTAAATTGAGTAGCACCGCCCCCGCCACCAGTAGATGTTAGAGTGAATGCCGAACTGGGATTTCCATTAGAAGTTACTGCGCCTCCTGCACCTACCACAATAGAATAAGGCGATCCTGTTGCAACTGTTGCTGATCCTGTTCTATACCCTCCGGCACCACCGCCACCTGATCCTTCGGCTTGGGCAGCGCCTGCTCCACCACCACCTCCTCCGGCCACTACAAGATAATCTACGTCATAGTCTTGGGGAGGATAAAAAGTTGTGCCAGAGATATCAGTACCAGATAATATTGTCATTTGAATGTTCGTTTAATTAATTAGGCTGTATAAGTTCCCGACGAAGTAAATGTGTGATATGTAAAGCCACCCGACGAGGTAACTGTACCACCTGTGCCACGCTGTGATCCCGGGTAACGTGCAATCACGATACCAGATCCGCCGGCCTTGCCAGTGGCATTATCTCGGCCACCACCGCCACCACCACCACCGGTATTGGCAGTTCCTGCTACAGCTTGACCGCCACCGCATTGTGCTGAATTAGCACCCGATCCTCCGCCGCCTGAACCACCGGCATAGCCGCCGCAACAGATTTCGCCACCACCACCACCGCCGCCGCCGGACCACCGGTACCACCGCAGCCGCCACCGCCGGCTGCCGCTGCGCCCCCCCCGCCACCTCCATTTTGTAAATGTTCCCCAACACCGCCGGAATTTCCCTGCCCTGGAGTACCTGAGCCGCCGGGACGTGCAAAACTTCGTCCAGAACCTCCACCACCTGAACCACCAGATCCACCTGTGCCACCTGTGGCTCCTGCTCCTCCGCCGCTGGCTGTGATACTGAATGCCGAACTGTTGACACCGGTACCACCTATTGATCCACCTGCTCCTACCGTCACAGTATAGGCTGTGCTGCTGGTAACACTGGTATTGCCTGATAGATATCCACCGGCTCCACCACCACCGGCTCCTTCTGCTTGGGCTGCTCCAGATCCACCTCCGCCACCGCCGGCTACTATCAGATAATCAATGGTATAAGAGCCACCGCCACTGCTTTGTGATTGAGCATACACAACAGCTGCACTTCCACCTATGGCTGATAATATTGCGCCTGCCATGACTGACCTTACACTACGTTGGCCGCACTCAACATCCAGGTGTTAGTGTCGACTTTGGTCAATGTGCCGCCTCCGTTGCTGGTTATTGTTCTGTTGGCTGTGGGAGTGATTGTGCTGTTGCCTACAACGAAGATGTTGACGCTGGCCTGCGGTGCGATGGTACAGTTGGCAGAACTGCGATTGTAGAACGCTATGGTAGCACCAATTGGGAAGGCCACGTTGGCGTTGCTGGGTACTGTGAGTGTTACGCCACCGGTAGAAGTGTAATAGTGCTTGCTGGCATCAGCCAATGCCATGGTAGCATTAGACCAACTGACCTGCGGTACATCTCTATAACCTATGGTAAATCCATTGGTGTTGCCTGTGATATTGCCTGTGGCTGTGATATTGGCAGCAGAAATATTACCTGCAACGTTCAGTACGTTGGCAATATTAGCGCCATGGCTTAGAGACATGACATTGCTGGTGCTGTCATAGAAGAAGGTGATATTACCACCTGCAGTGATATTACCAATCTGCAGACCTGCTCCATTGAGATCTGACAATGTGGCCGAAGCATTGGCAGCCACGATGATATCTTTGTCTTCTAAGAATATGTTGGAAACATTGATTTCAGTGGTGTTGCCTTCTACACGCAAATTACCAATGATGACCATATCACGTGATACTGTGACATTACTAAACAAGGCGTTGGCATTGTATGAAACCAAATAGTTGGCTACGTTAGAATTGGTATAGTTGGTAAAATCCAGTCCAGTAAGTTGGCTTCCGTTGCCCAGTATATAACCAGCAGAAATATTAGCAGACGTGGTGATGTTTGCCGATGAACTGATAGTGTTAGCACCCAAACTGGCCAACAGTGCAGTGACATTGCTGTCTGTGTAGTCACTATCTGAACTGATACTGGTGGCAGCTGCCATCTCGGCCCACTGTCCGCCGTTGGCGTCTACAAAGTAAATCAGTTGTACTGCTGTATCGCTGTTGATCCAGATATCGCCCTGTGCTGGTGAACTGGGAGATACATTACCAAAATAAGTATTGCTGACGCCCTCGGCAAATGTAGCATTACCTAAGAAGTATCCGGCTGCCACATTGCCTTGAGTGGTAATATTAGCCACACCTGTGAGTATGGTCACATTGGCATTGCTGGCTAGATAAGACGCTGCTTCAGCATTGCTGTAGGACCCGCCTAAACTGACCTGTGCGCCGTTGGCATAATTAACCGAGAATGCGTTGCCGGGCAGCACCAAGTTGCCTGAACCGTTGAATGTCCAAGTATAAGAACCTCCTACTAATTCTACATTTGTACCAACACCTATCAAACTGTTGGCTGTGATATTACCAGCGACATTCAAGACATTGGCTATATTAGCGCCATGGCTCAGTGTCATGACATTGCTGGTCGAGTTGTAGAAGAATGTGATGTTACCACCAGCAGATCTATTTCCGATTTGGAGACCTGCCCCGTTAAGGTCTGTCAATGTAGCCGAAGCATTTGCTGCTACAATGATATCTTTGTCTTCAACGATTAGATCAGATACATTGATGTATGTGGTATTGCCCTCCACACGTAAATTGCCCAATATCACAGCATCCTGTGATACTGTAACATTACTGAACAGGGCATTGGCATTGTATGTGACCAAATAGTTGGCTACATTGGCATTGGTATAACTGCCAGCAGGGGCAGACCATATCAAGTTGGCTACATTGCCAAAAAGCAGTTGAGATCCAAAGTTCTTGACAGTTAAGACGTCACCAGCATTGGGTGTATCTGCTGGCAATTTCAGCACATAACTGGTGGTCATTGCTCCGTTAGCTACAATGGATACATTGGAATTGTTGTCTGCGGAACCACCCGACAGGGTGATATTACCGTATGCCTGATAGGAAACATCCTGATGTGATCCCAGATACAATGTGCGAGATTTGATATTACCCTGTGTGGTAATGTTGCCTGTGCCAATGCTCAGTGTTACATTGGCATTACTGCCCATGTAATCAGCAACACTGGCATTGTTATAGCCCAGGGGCACTTGTGTACCGTTGGCCAAATATATTGCGGTAGAGTTGCCCGGCAGTGTTAAATTGCCAGTATCATCAAATGTCCAACTATAGACGTTGGCCACGATGGTTGTATTGGCATTGGCACCTTGTATAGATCCCACGCTGATGTTGCCTGCAGTGGTGATATTACCTGTGCCAATCGCAAGGTTTATATTAGCGTTGCTGGCTAGATAGTCTGCTACGTTGGCGTTGCCGTAGGACGAAGCTACTCCAGTGAGTAGCGCACCATTGCCCAATATGTAGTTGGCTGAAATATTGCCCGAGAATATGGTAGCATCAGCATTGGCGGTGATTTCTTGTGCGCCAATATAAATGGTACTGTTGTTGAGATATAAATCATTCCAGCGATTACTATTGCTACCCAGATTGTATGTTACGTTAGCACTGGGTATGATGTTGCCATCGAAGTTGCCCAGGTATGCCTTGACATCGGCATTGCTGTATGATCCACCCAGGCTGACCTGTGCGCCATTGGCATAATTTACAGAGAAACTGTTGCCAGGCAATACAAAATTACCTGTGTCGTTAAATACCCAGGTGTAACCAGCAGTGACTATTGATGTGTTGCCACTTGAACCCACGAAGTTGTTGGCAGTGACGTTACCTGATGTGACCAAACTGTTGGTAGTGCTGACATTGCCAACAAACCAATTCCCAATGACATTGCCAGTGGTGGTAATGTTGCCTGCTGTGATGTTGCCTGTGTAAGTGGGCAGATAATTGGCCACATTGGCATTTGAGTAACTGGATGTTACCACGCCTGTGAGTAATGCGCCGTTACCAATAAAGTAGTTGCCAGAGATGTTGCCCTGTGTGGTGATGTTGCCTGTGCCTACCAAAACTGTGACGTTGGCATTGCTGGCCAAATAGTTGGCCACATCTGCGTTGCTGTATGAACCGCCTAAACTTACTTGTACTCCGTTGGCATAGGTTACGCCAAAGACATTGCCGGGCAAGACCAAATTACCGGCATCGTTGAATGTCCAAGTATAACCAGCAGTGACGATAGATGTATTGCCAGATGTTCCAACAAAGTTACCAGCAGACACATTGCCAGTACCAGTTAAATTGCCAGCACCATCAAATAGCCAAGTATATGCTCCGCTGACTATTTCTACGTTTGTACCAGAACCTACCAAGTTACCAGTGTTGACATTGCCTGTAGCAGTGACATTGCCTGCTACATTTAAAATATTAGCAATATTAGCGCCATGGCTTAGAGACATGACATTGCTGGTTGAGTTGTAGAAGAAGGTGATGTTGCCGCCGGCGGTTCTATTGCCGATTTGGAGACCTGCGCCGTTGAGATCGGTCAAGGTGGCCGAAGCATTGGCAGCCACGATAATGTCTTTGTCTTCTACAATTAGATCACTTACATTGATATAAGTGGTATTGCCCTCTACACGCAAATTACCCAATATCACAGCATCTTGTGATACAGTGATATTGCTGAATAATGCATTGCCATTGTATGCAGCGAGGTATGCTGCCACATTGCTGTTGCTATATGTGGCAGGTAATCCGCTTAGGAATGCGCCATTACCTAGGATATAAGCACCAGAGATGTTGGCAGCAGTGGTGATATTTGCAGTGGTTAAAATAGTGACTGCGGCATTGCTGGCTAGATAAGTGGCTACATTGGCATTGCCATAGCCCACTGGCACTTGTGTGCCATTGGCATAGTATATGGCAGTGCTGTTGCCTGGCAGCGTTAAATTACCCGTGTTATCCAACGTCCACGTATACGCACCTGCAGTGATCTCTACATTATCACCTGAGCCGATCAAGTTGCCAACTGATAAGTTTCCTGTAAGTGTAGCACCATTGGCATTGACATTGCCTGCAACATCTAAATTACCAATAACATTAGCGCCCGAAGTTGTGGCAATTATTCTGCTGGTGCCGTTGGGTGCTAGAACTACATTGCCACTGGCGCCTGTAATTACAAATATAGCACCAGTGTCAACAATATTGCCGGTGAGATTCAAGTTGCCAGCCGAAACATTGCCTGAGTAGGTGGGCAGATAGTTGGCCACATTGGCATTGCTATAACTGGATGTGACAACTCCTGTCAAGAGTGCGCCGTTACCAATAAAGTAGTTGCCACTGACATTGCCCTGCGTGGTAATGTTGCCTGTGCCCACAGACACAGTGACGTTGGCGTTACTAGCCAGATATGCGGCCACATTGGAATTGCCATAGCCTACAGGAACAGGTGTGCCATTGGCATAGTTGATAGCAGTGGTGTTGCCCGGTAATGTCAAATTACCAGTGTTATCCAAGGTCCAGGTATACACACCTGCTGTGATTTCTACGTTGTCACCTGAGCCAATCAAGTTTCCAACTGCTAAATTGCCCTGTGTGGTGATGTTGCCTGTACCGACAGAAATGGTAAGATTTGCGTTGCTGGCTAGATAATTGGCCACATTAGCATTACTATAACTACCGGTGGCAATACCTGTGAGTAATGCTCCGTTGCCAATAAAGTAGTTGCCAGAGACGTTGCCTTGTGTGGTAATGTTGCCTGTGCCCACTGATATGGTAAGATTGGCATTGCTAGCCAAGTAGTTGGCCACATCTGCGTTGCTGTATGATCCACCCAGGCTGACCTGTGCGCCATTGGCGTAGTTTACAGAAAATGTATTACCTGGTAGGGTAAGGTTACCTGCGTTATCAAATTGCCAGGCATAATTTTCTGATTCTAATCTTACATTACTTCCAGAGCCTATAAAGTTACCTGCTGTTAGATTGCCCTGTGTTGTGATATTGCCTGTGCCAACAGACACCGTGACGTTGGCATTGCTGGCTAGATAAGCTGCTACGTTGCTGTTGCCATATGTGGCCAATCCAGTTAGCAGTGCTCCATTGCCCAGTATATAATTGCCGGTGACATTGCCAGTGGCAACAATGTTGCCATCGACGTTCAACACATTGGCTATGTTAGCGCCATGGCTTAGAGACATGACATTGCTGATGCTGTTGTAGAAGAACGTGACGTTGCCGCCTGCTGTTCTATTACCTATCTGCAGACCTGCTCCGTTGAGATCTGACAGGGTGGCCGAAGCATTGGCAGCTACTATAATATCTTTATCTTCTAAGAATATATTAGAAACATTGATCTCGGTGGTATTGCCTTCAACACGTAAGTTGCCCAATATCAATACATCTCTAGATACAGTGACATTACTAAACAAGGCATTGCCGTTATATGCCTGTAGATATGCAGCTACATTTGTATTGCCATAGGTGCTGGCAGGAGCAGACCATATCAGATTGGCTACATTTCCAACTGCGCTCCATGATCCAAAGTTTTTAACTGATAATACATCACCTGCATTGGGGGTATCAGATGGCAATGACAGCACATAGCTGTTGGCCATGGCCGTGTTGGCTCTGATGCTGATATTGGCATTATTATCCAGTGCTCCACCAGCTAATGTGATGTTGCCCGACACTTGGTAAATCACGTCCCGTTGTGATCCCAAATACAGTGCTCGAGAGTTAATGTTGCCCTGTGTGGTGATATTGCCTGTGCCCACAGACACAGTAAGATTAGCATTGCTGGCTAGATAATTGGCTACGTTGGCATTTGAGTAACTTGAAGTTACTATGCCAGTCAGCAGTGCGCCATTACCAATAAAGTAGTTGCCAGAGATATTACCTTGTGTGGTGATGTTGCCTGTGCCTACCGAAACAGTGACATTGGCATTACTGGCAAGATAAGTGGCTACATTTGCATTGCCATATCCCACAGGTACTTGTGTGCCATTGGCATAATAGATAGCAGTATTGTTGCCGGGCAGTATAAAGTTACCTGTGTTGTCAAAGGTCCAGGTATAACTGTCAGATGCTAATGTAACATTGTTGCCCGAACCAACGAAGTTATTGGCTGTGACATTACCCGAAGTTACTAGACTATTGGTAGTGTTGACATTGCCTACGAACCAGTTACCAATAACATTACCAGTAGCGATTACGTTGCCCGCAGTAATGTTACCTGTATAAGTGGGCAGATAATTTGCTACATCTGCATTACTGTAAGTTCCACCTAGACTAACTGTGGTGCCGTTGGCGTATGTGACGCCAAATGTATTGCCTGGAAGTACCAAGTTACCAGTGTTGTTAAATGTCCAGATGTAACTGCTGGAAATAATACGAGTATTAACATTAGAACCTATGAAACCATTGGCAGTAACATTACCAGTAGCGGTAATATTTCCTGCGCTGATATTGCCAGTATAGGTAGGCAAGTAGTTGGCTACATTGGCATTGCTGTAACTGGAGGTTACCACGCCTGTCAACAGTGCGCCATTACCTATAAAGTAATTGCCTGTGATGTTGCCCTGTGTGGTGATATTGCCTGTACCAACTGATATTGTTAGATTGGCATTACTGGCTAGATAATTGGCCACAATCGAATTGCTGTATGAACCGCCCAAAGATATTTGTGTGCCATTGGCGTAGTTTACAGCAAATGTATTACCTGGTAAAGTAAGATTACCTGCGTTATCAAATATCCAGGAGTAACTGTCTGATTCTAATGTTACATTACTTCCAGAACCTAAAAAGTTGTTGGCTGTGACATTACCGGATGTAACTAGACTGTTAGTAGTGTTGATATTACCTACAAACCAATTGCCTGAAACATTTCCTGTAGCAGATACATTACCAGAGACATTCAGCACATTGGCGATATTAGCGCCATGACTTAACGACATGACGTTACTGGTGCTGTTATAGAAGAACGTGATGTTGCCACCAGCTGTTCTGTTGCCTATCTGTAGGCCAGCGCCATTGAGATCGGTCATGGTTGCCGAAGCATTGGCTGCTACGATGATATCTTTGTCTTCGACTATGAGATCTGATACGTTGATATAAGTGGTATTACCTTCAACACGAAGATTGCCCAGAACAACAGCATCTTGCGATACTGTGATGTTGCTGAACAGTGCGTTGCCGTTGTAGGCAGCAAGATAAGCAGCGACGTTGCTGTTACCGTAAGTAGCAGGCAGACCTGTCAACAGTGCGCCATTGCCTAAGAGATAGGCACCGGAGATATTGGCAGCAGTAGTTATGTTGGCAGTGGTTAATATAGTGACTGCTGAATTGCTGGCCAAATAAGTTGCGACGTTGGCATTACCATAACCTACTGGAACTTGTGTGCCGTTGGCATAATATATGGCTGTGGAATTGGCCGGCAGTGTTAGATTGCCAGTGCTGTCAAAACGCCAGGTATATGACCCAGCTTTGAGATCTACATTGTCTCCAGAACCAATCAAATTACCAACAGCTAAATTGCCCTGTGTTGTTATATTACCTGTGCCGATAGCCAATGTCACATTGGCGTTGCTGGCTAGATAAGCTGCTACGTTGCTGTTGCCGTATGTGGCTGGCAATCCGGTTAATAATGCACCATTGCCCAGTATGTAAGCACCCTGTACATTGCCAGTGGCTGTGACATTGCCTGCTGCGATGTTGCCTGTGTATGTAGGCAAGTAGTTGGCCACATTGGCGTTGGAGTAACTGGATGTTACAACACCTGTGAGTAATGCGCCATTACCAATAAAGTAATTGCCAGTGATGTTGCCTTGACTTAGGATAGTTAGATTAGCATTACTGCCCAGGTATGCGGCCACGCTGGCATTGCCATAGCCCACGGGAACTGTTGCACCATTGGCATAATTGATAGCCGATGTATTGGCAGGCAGTGTAAGATTGCCAGCATTGTCAAATCTCCAGGTGTAAGCACCGGCTTTGATGTCTACATTATCACCAGTACCAACTAAATTACCTACTGAGATATTACCAGAAAAGATTGTGGAATCAGCATTGGCAGTGATTTCCTGTGCACCAATATAGATAGTGCTGTTGTTGAGATATAAGTCGTTCCAACGATTGCTGTTGCTACCCAAGTCGTAAGTGACATTGGCGCTGGGGATTATATTACCATCGAAGTTGCCTAGGTATGCTTTGACGTTGGTATTGCTGTAAGATCCAGCCAATGCTACCTGTGTGCCGTTGGCATAGTTTACAGCAAATGAGTTGCCCGGAAGGACTAAGTTGCCCGAACCGTTGAAAGTCCAAGTATAGGATCCACCTACGATTTCTACATTGGTGCCTGATCCTACTAAATTACCAGTGTTGACATTACCTGTGGCAGTGATATTACCAGCGACATTCAGCACGTTGGCGATGTTAGCACCGTGGCTTAATGTCATGACATTGCTGGTGCTGTTGTAGAAGAATGTGATGTTGCCACCAGCTGATCTGTTACCTATCTGCAGACCTGCTCCGTTGAGATCGGTCATGGTAGCATTGGCGTTGGCCGCTACTATGATATCCTTGTCTTCTACGATTAGATCTGATACATTGATATATGTGGTGTTACCTTCTACACGAAGATTGCCCAATATCACAGCATCTCGTGACACAGTGATGTTGCTGAACAAGGCATTGCCGTTATAGGTAGGCAAGTAATTGGCTACATCGGCGTTGCTGTAAGTTCCGCCTAGACTTACTGCTGTTCCATTGGCGTAATTAACTGCAAAAGTATTGCTGGGCAGTGTGACATTGCCAGCGTTATCAAATAACCAAGTGTAATTGCCGGCTACCAAACCAACATTGGGATCTGATCCTATAAAGTTGTTGGCTGTAATATTACCCGAAGTTACCAAACTATTGGTAGTGTTGATATTACCCACGAACCAGTTGGCTGTGACATTACCTGTGACTGCGATATTACCTGCTGTGATGTTGCCTGAGTAAGTGGGCAGGTAATTGGCAACATTGGCATTTGAGTAACTGCTGGTTACTACACCTGTCAATAATGCGCCGTTACCTATAAAGTAATTGCCAGAGATATTGCCCTGGGTAGTGATATTACTAACACCAACAGTGATAGTAACATTGGCGTTGCTGGCCAAATAATTGGCTACATCTGCATTACTGTATGATCCACCAAGGCTTACTTGTACACCATTTGCATAGTTGACTGCAAAAGTATTGCTAGGCAATACCAAATTGCCAGCATCATTGAATGCCCATGTATAACTACCGGCTATGAGATTTACATTGGGATCTGATCCAATAAAGTTGTTGGCTGTGACATTGCCTGATGTGACCAAGCTATTGGTAGTGTTTATGTTGCCAACGAACCAGTTGGCAGTGACTGTTGCCATATGTGGCCAATCCAGTTAGCAGTGCTCCATTGCCCAGTATATAATTGCCGGTGACGTTGCCAGTAGCATTGACATTGCCTGCTACATTTAAAATATTAGCAATGTTAGCGCCATGGCTTAGAGACATGACATTGCTGATGCTGTTGTAGAAGAAGGTGATGTTGCCACCGGCTGTTCTGTTACCTATCTGGAGACCTGCTCCGTTGAGATCTGACAGGGTAGCATTGGCATTGGCAGCCACTATGATATCTTTGTCTTCTATCACAAGATCAGTGACATTGATATAGGTGGTATTACCCTCAACGCGAAGATTGCCTAAAATTACAGCATCTTGTGATACAGTGACATTGCTGAATAGCGCATTACCGTTGTAGGTAGCCAAGTAGTTGGCCACATTGGCATTGGAATAGTTTGTTGTGATACCAGTTAGTAAGGCGCCATTGCCCAAGAAATAGTTGGCGCTGACAGCATTGCCTGCTTGTATATTTCCAGGTGCTGTTAAGTTTCCTGTGTTGTCAAAAATCCACTCGTGATCGTCGGGCCCAGAACTGATCAGCACATTGCCCAGACCATGATTGGTCAACTCGGCTGCTACACTATTGGCATTGCCATCATTGGGTATGGTAACGTAACTTAATGTATTACCACCAATGGTAATGGGTCTGTCTGTGACCACCATGGCCACTGCTGCTGGACTGGTGCTGCGGAAATCTATATTGCTGACCAGTCCTTGATAATTGGGCAGATAGTTGGCTACGTTGGCGTTGCTGTATCCACCAGCAATACCAGTTAAGAAAGCACCGTTACCTAAAAAGTAACTGGCGGAGACGTTGCTAGAAAAGTTGCCACCTGTGCCTGATACATTGGACAAGGCAATGATTTCGTTGGCTTCTACAAATGTATCTACAGTGACATTACCAATGGCATCGATAGATTCTACATAAAGTGTTCCGGCTGATACATCTGAGGCTGAGCCAGTGATGGCATCTACGAATGCAACACCGCTTTGTCCTGCGCCCGATGCTGGCTGTATCTGTGTGGCATTGCCTTGATCACCTGCAGGAGTTATTACATTGCCAACATAGATATCTTTAAAGTAAAGAGTACTGTTTCCAATGTCAACTGCATCATTGATTAGTCCTGCTGTGGGACTCCAGGGTAGTATGCTGTTGGCATAAAAGTTGCCCGATACTACATTGGTCAAAATGTTTCCGCCATAATTGGGCAGATAATTGGCCACATTGGCGTTGCCATAAGTGCTGCTGCCGGAAATGCCAGTTAAGAATGCTCCATTGCCCAGTATGTACTGCCCTTGGACATTGCCCTGAGCAGTGATGTTACCTGTGGCAGTTAGGGTGGTAAAAGCGCCTGTGTTGGGAGTGATATTACCAATAGCGATATCATTGATAGCGCCTGCTGCTTGTATCTGCCAGAAACGACCATTCCAGACCCAGGTTTTATCACCGTAGGTATAGGTATCATTAATGCTGGGTGAGGAAGGAAAATTCAATGCCATGATGACTCTGTCTCTGTTTCTAATATTTATTCATAGCTCTAATATACCTTTTGCCAGGTGTTGGCATCGGTTTTAGTGTAGATATTTTGCACCATGGTCCAAAAACTACTATCAGTTTTGATATAAACTGTGTTGGCTATTGCCCAATTATTTTGCACAGTGGACACTAATGCTCCCTGACTGCTGGAAAATGCCACTGGCGCATTACCTCCCCACTGGCTGCGATTGTTGTTGTAGTCGTTGTCCTCGGCGTCCGAGGGTTTGTAAATGGTGTAAGTACCGTTGTTCACAGTCCAGTCTTTGACCGTAGAAGGACTGGCATTGGGATTTTGTTCAAGATAAAAGGATACTATGCCTGCTACCTGCGGGCTGGCCATGGAGGTGCCACCAATATTGATCTGTTTATAGTTGCTGTTCCAGTAGTATGTCTGTCCTCCACCTATGTCATCCACGTTACTGCAGGCGCTCATGACATTGCTGCCAGCAGCAAAAATGTCCACACCTGGACCTGCCATGGAATAAGTGGCTTTTTGATCTGTAGTAGAAGAATACACTGTAGAGTCCATGGCTCCCACTATCAAGGCATTGCCGGAATAGGGACTGGCACCGCGTTGATAGTAAAATAGATTGCCAATACCCGATACAGATTGTACTGTTGTCAAGTAATTGTTGTAGTCCAGACCACCGGGTACATCGATCTTTAGGTTTTCATTGCCAGCAGCGATACAGACATTGATGCCAGCATCTACCAGTGTTTCAACTCCGTCATCTACACTGGTCAATCGTACAGGACAAGTAGTGCCACTGTACCAAGTTAGGCCATAGGTATTGTTGCTCCATACATTGGCTGTGCTCCAGTTGTTGCCACGGTAATTGCCGCCCTGTAAATAAAAGTTATTGACTATACCGGCGCCGTAGGAAAAACTCATGTTGACCACTGTGGGTCGTCCGGTATAGTAACCGCTGGCTGGATTCATCTTGCGTTCATGCCATCCTACCAGCACGTCAAATGTCTGATCCATGGTCAAGCCCGAGCCAGGATCTGTGGCACCTTGTAGCCCTTCCAATTTGATAGCATACACAGCAGCATTTTTAGCCCAACCATAGGTCTGTCCCGCTGCTATGCCAGCCACGTGTGTGCCGTGACCACTGTAGTCTGTGTAAAAGTTTCCGGGCATGGTTCCTGTAACACCCGATGCCGTAAACCAATCAATCTGTTGTACTCGCGATGTCAAATTACCAACATAACGGAATTCCGGATGATTGGCCTGTATACCGCTGTCTACTATGACCATGTCTACTCCTGTGCCATCCACAAAGTAGCCATATCCAATGTTAGATATTAGACTGTTACCATAAGAATTGGTCAAAGAACTGTTGCGAACCAATCCCCAATTGACATAGTCGCTGATGCTGAGACTGGTTTTGTTAAAATTGTCTCTGAACTGCACTGTGCGGTTACGACTTAGAATGATGTCAGGATTATGTTCCGGGGGAATTTCTACTCCTGCTACTCTGGGATCCTGGCGCAGTGTGTCGGCTTCTTGATCAGTCAAGAGATAGTGACACAGTCTAGGCATGGGATCACGGTTGTTGACTATGGCCACAGGTCTAACCGGTACCGTGGGTGCAAGGTTGCCGCTGTTTTCTATTTCTGCCCAGAAAGCATCAAGGTCGGCATCTTTGTTAAGAGTGACTATGTATTCTTTCATCAGTATGTCTGATACCAGATATCGCCCACATTACCTTGGCCGGATGTGGGAGCCGACGTAGATACAAACACATATCTTGCTGCATTACTAGTGACAGTGGGGCTGCCATTTACAGTCAGTCCAGAATTGGATACGCTCACTGGTACATTATTAAAGTAAATTGTATTGCTGGCCACATACAAACTGTTCCATTGATAGTTGGCGCTGCCAAGATTGTATATGTTACTGGTAGATGGTATGATGTTGCCTGCCCAGCCCTGTTCGCCATAGGATACTAAGTTTGCATTTCCATAAGTTGTACCTGTGCTGGAAAAGGCCTGATAAGCTTCCATCTCGGCCCAGATATTGCTGGTTCCATCATTGAAATAAACAAATTGTTTGGCAGTATTGGCCGTGATCCACATATCGCCCACAACTGCATTAGCAGGTGCTGTGTTGCTGTAGGTAAGATTAGCACCACCCACAGTGCTGGAATTATTGACTGAAAATGCCTTGCTGGCTTCCATCTCGGCCCACTGGCCACCGTTGGCATCTACAAAATAAATGGTCTGTATACCTGTGTCACTGTCAATCCAGATGTCGCCCTGTGCTGGTGAACTGGGCGCTACGTTGCCAAAATAAGTGTTGCTGACTCCTTCTGCAAAGGTAGCATTACCTAAAAAGTAACCTGCTGTGATGTTGCCCTGAGTAGTGATATTGGCTACGCCGACCGTGATGGTCACATTGGCATTGCTGGCTAGATAGTTAGCTACATTGGCATTGCCATAGTCAGAGCCTACCGATATACCAGTTAATAAAGCACCGTTACCAATAAAGAAATTGGCGCTGACAGCATTACCAGCGGTAATATCAGCGTTGGCTAGTATGACATCAGTGGGACTAAACAGATTGCCAACACTTAGTCCTTGGGGAGTAAACAAAGATTTTTGGGCCATATGATTTTACACGTTTAAGTTATTTATTGGTTTTTAGATCAACATCCTAGTCAAAAAAAACCACCGTTGGACGGTGGTTTTTCGGCGTTAGACTGCGATTACACAGTCACTACCTTGGCATTCCAAGTGATCAAGTTGGCGGTCACGGGAGTTACCTGCAGTGTCAGCGTAGTTCCGTCATAGGCCACAGTTGGTGTTCCGCAACCGTTGCCAGCGATCACTTCAGCATAGCGTGTAAAGTCCATGTTAGCACCGCCCCAAGTGATTATGATCTTGCCTGCTTGTGTGTTGGTAAGATCGCGACCACGAAGAGTGATTTCTACGGCGGAAGTATCTGCGGGCAAACTGGCCACAGTGATAGACGCAATATTAGACAGCGAAGTTGTAGTGGTTTGCTGAGTATAGGCCTCTACAGTAACAGCATTAAATTCTATGCCATTCAAAATCAGCGCATTATTTGCAGTAAAGTTGTTGGCTATGGCATCGCCATAGGTGCGTACAGTACCACCTGTGGTGATGTTGCTGTTGCTATTGCCCAGTGTGATAAAGTTATTGGGCGCACTGGCTAGATAAGCAGCTACGTTGGCATTGCTGTAGGAAGCAGATAATCCAGTTAGCAGCGCTCCGTTACCAATAAAGTAATTTGCCACAACATTGGCCGTGGTCACTATATTGCCTGTACCTGTGACATTGCCTAGATTGTCAAATGTCCAGTTGTAGGAGCCGGCTGCAATTGTAACATTGTCGCCTGAACCTAGATAATTACCAGCTGAAATATTACCAGTGGTAGTGATATTACCTGTGGTGGTAATGGTTACTGCAGCATTGCTGGCCAAGTAGTTGGCCACATCTGCGTTGCTGTAACCTGCAGGCAAACCAGTGATAAATGCACCATTGCCCAGCAGGTAAGAACCCTGCACATTACCTGTAGCAGTGACATTACCGTTGATTACAGCAGAACTGATATTGCTGATAGCTTTGTTAGAAAAATTAGTTACGCCTGTGCCATTGGGAGCGATTATGATATTGGCATTTGCACCTAGCACTCCAATGGTTAGATCGCTGCCAGTTCTAGCACTGTATCCATCAGCTAAAACAGTAGCGCCAACGGTCAAGGCATTTAACACACCTACTGATGTGACGTTGGGCTGTGCTGCTGTTGTCAATGTACCTGTGACCAATGTACCTGACAAGTTACCACCTGTAATGTTGCCGGTGGTGATAATGTTACTGGTCAGAGATCCACTGGCCAAGTAGTTGGCTACATCTGAATTACCATAGGATCCAACTATATTGGCAGCATTGATGTTGGTTAGGAAATAACCGTTACCCAGTATATAATTGCCGGACACATTGCCCGACAGCGATGATATGTTACCTGTGACATCCAACGATGTCAGAGTACCAACACTGGTTATGTTAGGCTGTGCTGCTGTGGTCAGTGCGCCAGTTAGCAATGAACCTGTGACTGTGCCTGTTACGTTCAGACTGCTACCTGTGGCGTTTCCAATGTTGGGCGTGGTTAGATTAGCACCAGCCTTGACTATGATGTTGCCACCACCATCAAAGGCTGTGGTATTGTTGTCGGTCTTTGCGTTGAACTGCTGACCAACCAGAGTCAAACCAGCGGAAGTATTGGCTGAATATACCTGTGTCTGGCTAAACTGAGCAAACTGTATATTGCTGGTGCCAAAAGTAATGGCGCCATTGGGGGCATCTACGATCCAGGCTGAACCAAGATTGACATTACCGCCGGTTACAAAGAAGTAGTCATTGAGACCCAGTGCTGTGGGACTGCCTGCACCGTAGGTATCTTCGTCATCTGCTCGTGTAATGGCAGTGGCATTGGACCAAACATATATACCGTTGAATGCGCCATTGGATTCATTCTTGACCAAAATACGAGCATTGGCTGACTGTACGTTGGCTGTGTCGATAAGGTTAAACGAACCCGTGGTAGTAAGTGTGGCACCCACACCATTACCAACTCCATTGGGTTGATCATAGGTAATGGTACCACCCGTGGCGGTAGCCAGGTCGATATTGGTGGCTGCCACCACTGATGTGTGATATGATATAGCAGTAGTGACTAAATTATCTACGTAAATCTTACTGGCAGCGTCTTGATCTTGTACTGGATATGCAACGGAATTGATGAATGTGTTACTGAGTACAACGTTACCCGAGCCGTTGGGCTGAATAACGATGTTGCCGTTGCTGCCACTGTTGATAGTCAACGCACCCGATGATGCTAACTTGGTGGCGTTGACGTTGGTACCATCTATGTTGGCAGAGCTGACAAGATTTCCACCACTGATATTGCCCGAAGTAGTTACTGTTCCTGTGCCAAAGTTGGCATTGATGGTGGCACCAGACTCTAAGTATGATTTGACTTCGGCATTGCCGTACATGCCATCTAGGAATCTACCATTGCCTAGAATGTAAGAGCCTGAAATATTAGCAGTGGTAATGACATTACCAGTCAATGATACCAAATTGCCGGTATATGTAGGCAGATAATTGGCCACATCTGCGTTTGAGTAACCTGCTGGCAGGCCAGTTAAGAATGCACCATTGCCCAGTATGTAATTACCAGCAATGTTGGCAGCACTAGTGATGTTGCCAGTTGTGAGTATAGTCACATTGGCATTGCTGGCCAAGTAATTGGCTACATTGCCGTTGCCATATGTGGCTGCTAGTCCTGTTAGGAATGATCCGTTACCGTAGATATAACCTGTGCCCGAATCAACGATTAAGTTTCCAGCAATGACATTGATGTTGCCTGTGCTACCGGAGTTGCTGATCAGGTTGCCTGTGGTAACATTACCTGTGCTACTGATTACGTTTATCGCGCCTGTGGTGATTTCACCTACGCTAAAACCGCCCGGTGAATTTAATGGTTTCAATGCCATTTTAAGTTGCCCCTGATATTATAATAATCTTGTTACCAACACGCTGTATGCTATGTTGGCATTGGTTTGTGGGGTGACCAGCAATCTCACGTTGCCACTGGATTGATCCACTGAAAAATCCCCTACTGGAGTATTTATGTAAACGCCTCCATATTCCACGAAGTCGGTGCTGTTTCCGTAGGTTGTGCTAAGGATCTTTGAACTCTGTCTGCTGCCACCCATGAGTGTGGGATCTGTTGCTATGATATTGAAATCTAACTGTGCGCTGATGTCAGCGTTGGCTTGATACAACACTTGATCTGCGGCATTGCTGGTGGTATAAGCATTGAAGTAAGTGGTAGTAGCGCCTCCTATCTGCAGACAGCAGGTAAAGTTACCTGTGTTGGCAGTCAATATGTTGCCGATGGTGGCATTGTTAGCATTGATATTACCTGTGGCCGAGATGTTGCCTTCTGCTGTGACATTACCAGCGGTATATACGCCAGGATATAGGCTCCAGTAGTTGGGAGTGCTGAGGTAGATTATGTTAGCGATGTTGCTGGCGCCTACTATGATACCAGCACCATTGGCCTGACTGGCGTTTAATGCTCCGTTGGCCACTGTTATGTCTTTGTCGCTGATGATCAAACTATTGGCTTCGATTGTGGTGGTATTGCCCAGGACCTGTAGATTGCCTTGGATTATGACATTGTTGCTGACTGTGAGATTACCTGCCAAGATGTTGCCGTTGTATGTGGGCAGATAATTGGCCACGTTGGCGTTGCTGTATGCTCCAATGAGATTGGCAGCATTTAATCCTGTGAGATAATATCCGTTGCCATAGAAGAACTGTGCTTCGATATTGGTCACAGCAGCGATATTTTCTGCCCGTAGGTTGCCCAAGAAATTGGCATATCCTCCGACAGTTAAATTACCAAGGCTTATTAGTGTATTGGCTTCAACATAAGAGTCAGTGACAATACTTCCCGTGGCATCAATGGCATCCACAAACATAACGCCTGCTGACACATCAGCGGGTGACCCAGTTACAGCGTCACGGAAGGCCACACCACTTTGTCCCACACCCGACGCCGGCTGTATCTGTGTGGCATTACCCAGCGCGCCAGCCGGAGTTATGACATTGCCCACATACAAATCTCTAAACTGGTATGACGAGTTACCAAGGTCTACTGTGTTATTTGACAGTCCAGTGCTGGCATTCCAGGGCAATACATTGCTCAGGAACACATAACCCGAACCGTTGCCCGACAGGCCCACATTGCCGTTCACAATGTTGGTGCTGATATTGGCTGCTGTGATAGTGATGTTGCCTAGATTGGCACTGGCGATACCAGTTAATAATGCGCCATTACCTATAAAATAGTTGGCGCTGACAACATTGCCTGCATCTATGTTACCTGGAGCAAATAAGTTTCCTGCGTTGTCAAATACCCATTCGTAATCTGCTGGGCCCGAACTGATGATGACATTACCAAGACCATGATTAGTCAGTTCTGCTGCCACTGAGTTGGCATTGCCGTCATCGGGTAGTATGATATAACTGTAGAGATTTCCACCAATGGTCAAAGATCTATCGTTGACGATGATAGCGGCTGCTGCAGGGCTGGTACTGCGGAATTCTATGTTAGATATCAATCCCTGATAGTTGGGCAGATAAGCAGCCACGTTGGCATTGCTGTAGTTACCAGTGCCTGAGATGCCGGACAGGAATGCACCGTTGCCTAAAATATAAGCACCCTGCACATTGGCAGTGGTTGTGACGTTGCCAGTTAGACTGGCCAAATTACCAGTGTAAGTTGGTAGATATGCTGCAACATTAGAGTTGCTATAGTTACCCAATGGCAAGTTAGCGATCTGACTGCCGTCACCTATAAAGTAAGTCGCTGTGATGTTACCTTGTGTGGTTATGGCTATATTGGCGTTGCTGGCTAGATAAGCAGCAACATTGGCATTGCTGTAGGTAGCAGCTAATCCAGTTAAAAATGCACCATTACCTAAAACATATGAACCCTGCACGTTGCCTGTGGCAGTGACATTACCTTCTACGTTCAATACGTTGGCAATATTCGCACCAACATTCAGTGTCATGACATTGCTGGTAGAGTTATAAACAAACTGGATATTGCCGTTGGCTAGATTACCTATCTGTAGACCAGCACCATTGAGGTCTGACAGTTGTGTAGCTGCATTGCCCACTATAATGAGATAATCGTCTATGACCAAATCATCCACATTGATATAAGTTGTATTGCCCTGTACTCGCAAATTACCTTGGATCACAGCATCTCTGGTGACCGTAACATTACTGAACAGTGCATTACCGTTATAGATTTCTAGATATTCAGCTACGCTGGTATCATTGTACTCTGGAGCAAAAGTAATTTCTTTGGTGTCAACATTATAAAATAAAACATTGCCGATACCTGTGTCATTGCGTATGGGATCTATGTACAGTGCGTTGGCATTAGAACCCGACAGTGTCGTGCCTGTGGCATTGAGTATGATGCTGTTGTTGGGTTGATTTACTTGTCCGGCCCTGCGACCAATGGCTATGGCTGCATATCCCTGGCTGCTGAGTCCAGCCTGTGAACCAATGGCCACAGCATAGGTGTTTTGATCTCCGGCGCCTGCTTGTTCACCAATGGCCACCGCACCATTTTTCTGCCTTAGAGATGCTGCTCCTGAGCCAATGGCTATGGCGCCGAACTGCTGATCTGTCTGTCCAGCCGAGTCACCAATGGCCACTGCCTCTGATCCCTGACCATAACGACCAGCTTCTGAACCAATGGCCACTGCGTCTATGCTTTGTCCTGCATTGGCATTGCCAACGATACCCGTGGCTGCTAGATAGCCTATGGCCACTGATCGATTGCCTTGATTGCTGTTGCCTGCATTGGTGCCAATGGTCACATTATTGATGCTGACAAGATAGTTGGCTACATTGGCATTTGAGTAACTGGATGTGGCCACACCTGTCAGCAGTGCGCCATTGCCTATAAAGTAATTGCCAGTGACGTTGCCTTGCGTGGTTATCTGTAGATTGGCATTGCTGGCCAAGTAGTTGGCCACATCGGCATTGCCGTATGTACCGGCAATGCCGGTCAAGAATGCGCCATTGCCCAGGATGAAAGCACCCTGCACGTTAGCAGATGTCACAACATTGCCAGCCAAAGATGCTAGATTACCTGTGTATGTTGGAAGATAAGCGGCTACATTGCTGTTGCTGTATCCGCCTGTGGCTCCACTGATATTGCCCAATACATATGCGCCTTGTACATTGGCAGCAGTGGTGATATTGGCCGTGGTCAGTATAGTGATAGCGGCATTAGAAGCCAGATATGCTGCGGCATTGCTGTTGCTGTAGTTTGTAAAATCCAAGCCAGTGAGTTGGCTACCATTGCCCAAGAAATAACCAGCACTGATGTTGCTTGAGCCTGTGTACCAAGTGTTGGCATTGGAATTCCAAAGGAAACTGGCATAGTTGGCATTGCCAACTTGTATGCCTGCTCCTGATGCTTCAGATGCAGTATTGGCATTGCCAGCTACGATTATAACAGTGTTGGCAATGTTAATTTCTTCCTGGCGATAGATATTGCCAACTACGATTAAATTGCCCTGTACGGTAGCGTTACCGCCAATAATAGCATTGCCCGAAGTGGTTACAGTATTGGCTGAAACATTTTTCCAAATACTTTCGCCGTTGGCATAGAGATAAGTGTTGGCGTAGAGATTACTGAATATAGTGCTAAAACTCATTACATTACGCCCCAGATGTTGGTTGTCAAATACATGATAACGATGTTGTTGTAAGGTGCTGCTACTGCGGCGTTGGCGTTGCCATCAATGACATCGCCACCTTGTGTGGCAATAGTTATAGGATGCAGGAATGCATTGCCTCCTATGTCTTTGAAATTGAATGTCTTGCCAATGAGATTGGCATTGCCTGCAGGCAAGGTAACAGTGATATTGGCTGCGGGGCTGTTGAGTATGTAAACTCCAGCTTCAGTTACACTGGTATTGCTGACAATAGAAATAACATTGGCCACTCCTGCCACGGTAGACCATGACAAGTTGCCTGCGCCGTCGGTTATCAGGGCCTGACCATATGTGCCATTCAGTATGCTGACATTGGATACATTGCCTAAACTGGTTCTGCCGTAGACTCGGGCATTGCCCGATACAAACAAATCAGATCCAGCTAGATAAGTGGTTCTATCTCCTACTTCAAGATCGCCAAGGCTGGCTGTGACAGCAATCAGATTGCCATCAACTTCTAATTTTCCTACATTGCCTGTGGATTGATTACCAACAATCAAGTTTCCAATCAAACTTTGCAATGCACTGTCGGCCTGTCCAATGTTGATGGCATTGCCGTTGCCCAGTATAAAGCCTAGCGTGCCAATATCTGCGCGTGATACATTGATGTTGCCCAGCAAGGTTAAATTACTGGAAACTTTGTCAAATGTAAAGGTTCCAACAGCACCAAAACTTCCGCCATCGTTGAACTGTATTTCAGTGTTGGCACCACCAGGCACAGTGTTGGCAGCAGAGATACCGGTTAAGAATGCGCCGTTGCCTATAAAAAACTGATCTGTAATGATATTGCCGCCAGTGACTTCCAATGGCTGAGTGACAAGCACAGGACTGGTAATGTTTACTAAATTGCTCTGGCCAATTATTTCATTGACTCTGACTGCATCTGCGCTGACTTCAGGAGTCTGTATACGATTGTTTGTGGAAATAAATCCATTGGCCAATATGCTGACACTGGTGCTGACAGTGAGTGAACCGTCAATGCTGGCATTGCCTGCGGAATTGACTTGTCCAATCAATCCTGTGTAAGTGGGCAGGTAAGCAGCCACATTGGCATTGCTGTAAACAGAATCCAATCCAGTTAGGAATGCTCCATTACCAAGAAAATATCCTGCTGTGATATTGCCTGTGGTATTGACAGTGTTGCTGCCAAATGCAGCCAGGAAGGCTGCCACATTGGCATTGCCATATAGCGATGAAGTGGCTTGCCAGTCAGTTGAACCGTCGGTGAATCCAACCAACACGTAGCCATTGCCTGTGGTTCTCACAGTGGGCAGGCTGTATTGACTGTTGATGTTTGCAGATGAAGCTCGCAGTGTCACAATGTTGGCACTGGTGGCTGCCAGACTTGTGACCGTGCCTGTGGTGATGCCAGCGGCAGCAATGGTGGCCAGTCCAGTGACGCTGAGGTTGGGCGTGGTCAGTAGATTGGCACCTGCTGCGAAATTGTATGTGAAGTTGGTGTTGCCGTTGAATCTGCCTATGCCTGTGCTGTAGTCAGCAAACTGCACTGTGAGGTTGGCAGTCTGCGGCGACGATCCTGGTACTGAAAAGAAACCCAGTTGATTGGTACCAGTGACACCCAACACCTGTCCTGGCACGGTAGCGCCAGCATTGGCATACTGTACTGTGCCGACAGTTAAAGAATTCAATGCCAGCGTGCCGGCCACTGACACATTGTTGAAACTGGCTTGGTTGTTTACAGTGAGATTGGCACTGGTCACATTGCCTGTGAATGTGGCAGCATTGCCACGCACCAGGATATTGCTGGTTAGGTTGTTGACCGAAAGATTGCTGAAGTTGCTGATGTTCAACACCGACAGGTTGCCAGTGACCACATTGCCGTAGATGCCGCCAGCGATGGCAGTGATGTTTCTGCCCGTGATTTCGCCTGACACTGTGAGCGGCGCAAGGTTGCTGATTTCTATGCCGCGATTGGCCAGGATCTGTGGAACAAACAGTTGACCCGTTGCACTGGTGAACAGCAGGTTGTCGTTGGCAGCAAATACCGGTCCTGTTACAGAATCCAAGGCAAACTGTATTTGTCCATTGGTGCCTGCAGGTCCGCCACCACCGCCTGAACCTGATGCCACGGTCCAGATAGCGATGCTGCCTGTGCTGTAGTTCTGTGTACACACATACACATTGCTTTGGTAAACCTGTACATCACCTTGTTTGTCGCCGGGACGACCTTGGGGATAGTTTGCGGGAACACCGTAGTTCAAACCGGCCACATCTCGGGTCAAATCCTGTACTATAAATGTGTTGCCGTCGGCTGAACTAAAACTCAGCACAGTCCTGGTAGTGGTTATGGAGTCAGGACTGTAAAAATACAAACTGTTGTTGCTGGCGTTGGTTATCTTTTCTAGGCCAAGATAATTCTTGCCTCCGGGCAAGGCCACTGTGTTGTTGCCTTGATTGTTGACCTGCAGTAGCACTGTGCTGTAGCCATTGTATCTACTGAAGTTGTTGAAGTTGATGGCATAGGTACCACTTTGGCTGATGGTTACTGATTGGTATCCACCGCTGAGCACATCCAGGCTGTTGAGCTGGCTGGCGCTCCAGTTGATGGCCGAAACTGGCAGCAATAAATCACGCATTTTTGCGCTGAGTATTTCAGCGCCTTGCATATTGTTATCCAGTGTGGTGCCACTGAGTGCTGCTTTTAATACAGCCTTGCCCTGCAGTTCTGTGATTTCTGATGCGGCCGCAGAAAAGTTCTCTTCTATACCGGTAAAGTTAGTACGGAATCCCTGGGACGGTTGATCCTTGCCTGCTATAGGATAATCGCCGTCGATAATGGTTGGATCTATGTTGCTGGCCATATTTTAATTGATTATATTCACCCGTGGGAACAACAAGTATTTATTGTAACGGTTATCATCCACGTACTCGTTCACGATGTAGATATTGCTGCTGCTGTTGCCAAAGCCAGCCTGCGCTAGATTGGCCACTACAATGGTATTTTCAGTGATACCATAGCCGATCACAGGCGTGCCGTTGGCGCTGACATACACGTTGGCGTTGCTGAAATAACTGTTGGCATAGATAATATTGGCTGGCACCACATTGCCCTGATTGACAAAATAAGCAGTTTCACCAGTGGCACTGCCCACATACAGCACCGTGGTCTGAGCGTTGCTGGCATTGATAGTGGTTCTATTGTTGCTGGCGCTGATGACATCGCCCACACGCAGACTGGTGATATAGCCCGAGGCCGTGGTCTGCACTGTTATGGTATTGGCAGATATATCAACGTTTACTATCTCTAGGCCCGAATCCTGAGGCACAGACCAACTGCCCAGGCTCACAGTGTTGGCTATGGCCTGACCAGCATCAACGTTGGCAGTGGTGCTGATGTTGTAATTCCAAGTTAGTGCATTGTCCAATTCATAGCGATCTAGTTCAAAATTGATCAAATCTAGATATTCGCCCCAGCGTTGATTCAATCTATAGGCAATTTCTCCCGAAGCATTGGGCTGTGTATAGCACACCACCCAGGCCGGTACGAATCCCAGGATTTTTCCATTGCTTTGACGACTGCGCATCCACAAGGGCAGTCGCTTGTTCACACGACCTAGATCTGTATAGATCCGGTCTCTCATGTTGTCTAGACTGTTGGGATACACCACAGAGATGCCGCCACGATTGGGAGGAAAACCCACTTCCATGCCCACGCTCTCTCCTTCATTGTTCACCAGGTTGTCAATGAATTCGCAGTAGACCACTTCATAACGTATGCTTTCATCTGCGTTGCGTGCCACAGCAGTTTTGAATGGCCCCACTGTCAAATATCTGTGATAATGATTTTCCTGCATGGAATTAAAATAAATCTGCGCATTGGCTGAATTTACGCCCGTGGCGTGCAAATATCTCAAGGCATCACTGATGCCAAAATAAGGATCTTCAAATCTATAGATCAATGCACTGGGCATGCTGTCGCCGTCGCTGAGTATGCCACTGATTATGCCCTGTGTTTCTGCCGGTGGATAGGCCTGTATATAAAGATCATTGTAAGGCAAGGTGTAAGGATGTGTTACCACAATTTCAAAATCTCTGGTGAGCACTATTTGATAAATTCCGCCCTGTGGATTCACAATTTCACCGCCCGTGGCACTCACTGTGAAATTGAATGTCTTGCTGGTCTCTCCCACAGCAAACATATTGAATGACGGTCGCCCAATTATCAGGCCAGTTTCACTCAATCGCAGTCCTGGTGGTAACTGTCCACCTTCTATGGTGTACACAAAGGTCTGTACTATGTTGCTGGTGGCCTGCATCTGCAGTTCGCTGGGCTGTCCTGCTTGCACAGTGCCCACTCTTTCGGGCGTGATCCAAACATTGACGCTGGGATTCCTACCGTAAACAAAAACATTGTAGGTGTTCACATAACTGATGTACTCGCCCAGGGTACTGGGAATGTATGCCTGTATGCTGAATGTGTAAGTGGCATCAAATTCACTGGAGATATATCCATAGATAAATCCTGTGTAAGAATTCAATGTCAGGCCCGGAGGCAATGATCCCGAATACACTCGATAATAAACTTCTCTGCCATTGGGGTCGTAGGCATCAAATTTAAATGCATAGTAATTGCCATTCACTGTGCGAGTTAATGCGCCCGAAGGATCTAATAGAATAGGCTCATATTTGTTGGCCATGTCTGCGGAATAGTATCCGCGCTGTGCATAACCCAGCCCACCGGGAAATGGATTGGTGAATATCAGTGGATGATCTTGATCTATCAGCGTGGCTCTGAACAGTTGTGCTGATAAATTGGGACCAGTGTAGTTGTTCAGTTGATAACTGTTGGCCGTGACTGCGTCAGCACCGATGCGCACATTGCTGTAGCTGGCAATGGCGTTGACTGCGTTGATATTGGCCGTGGTCAGCAAACTGCCGGCAGTGAGATTGGCATTGGCATAGAGCACACTGCTGGATATGTAACCCGATATGTCTACTTCACTGAGATAATCGTTGTCTGTTGATCCAAAACTGGTTTCCAAAAACAAAGCATTGCCTGCCACACCCGACAGTGTGCTTTGCAAAGCAGCCGCGCTGAGATTTATTTGTGTGTAATCTGTGCCATTTATTTCTATGCCCGAGGTAATATTGCTGATCACTGTGTTGCTGGGCAGATAACCCGTGCTGACTATGCCGTCGCCTGTGATTAAATTCACATTGCTGTAGTCTGCATCAGTGACGAATATGGCTGAATTACCAAAAATAAATGCACGATTGCCAGTGTTGACTGGCTGTATTTCCAAGGTATAATTGTCAGTGTCTGCGGACCAATAGTCTCTGGCATACACGCCAATGGTAAACATCTGATATGCTGTAAACGTGCCATCAGATATTTCTATATTGGCATCATATTGAACGAATCTTGGCCATTGGTAAGGTGGCTTGACATCAATGGGATTGGCATAGTCGTCGAATTGTGTCAACACTGGTTGACCACGGATGTACCAATTGCCCGAATCCTGCACGATGTCTACACCGTAGGGCAAGGCATTGCTGGTATAGCTCAGTCCTACCACAACATTGCTGGTAGCGTCTTGATCCACATAAGTGAGCTGATAGCCATCGTAGGTGTTGGCTATGAATTGTCCGGCCAGATAATTGCCAACATTGGCATTGGCAGTGAAATAAGGAGCATCACGTCCCTCCACACGTATGGCATAGGCAGCATCAGCAAACTGATTGCCTATGTTGGCACGCAGGGTAAAATTGCTCACAGTGGTTTCGTCCACCAGGTCAAGATTGCCCGATATTCTACAAAATACATTGCTGAAACCAGACACACTGTAATTGTTGCTGAAAGTCAATCCCGCAGGCAGTTCTCCACTGTGGAATCTATAACTGCTGGCCGTGACACTGTCATTGCCCAGGGCTTCGAACACAAAATTCACAGGTTCAGATTCGGCGTAGTCTCCGATCAAACCAGTGCGGTTGAGCCAAACAGGGTATACTGGCATATTAGATCAACGGGTTTGCCAAGAGATTTGGACTGGATGGCCCTGGGCCATTGGGGAATTTTTCTGCATCATTGCTCCTGATTAGCAATATTTAGCAATAAATCCGGCAGCCGAGCAGGGTGAGTTTATGGAGCAGTAAATGGTATGACGTTGCCCAGGGTTCTCAAATTACCACCACTGTCTAAAGATGCCACAGCAGTGTTGCCATAATAGAAATATAATCTGCCCAGGTCTTCTCTCAAGGAGAAATTGGTAGTGGTTAAATTAGCAGCATTGCCCACTGCCAGGGAATTGGCAGTTCCTGTCAACCCTGTGCCTAGACCAACAAAAGTGTTGGCAGAAACATTGCCTGTGACACTCAATGAAGCCAAGGTGCCCACTGATGTGACGTTGGGCTGTGCTGCTGTGACCAGTGTGCCCGTGATGCCAGTGTTGGCTATGATGTTGGCAGCTTGTATATTACCTGTGACACTCAATGAAGTCAGTGTGCCCAGACTCGTGATATTGGGCTGTGCTGCTGTGACCAGTGTGCCCGTGATGCCAGTATTGGCTATGATGTTGGCACCGGTGATGTTGCCTGGTGATGACACGCTGATATTGGCAATCACAGTGTTGGCTATCAATGCGTCGCTAGAGAATGAAGCAGCCGACAATCCGCCGGACATGGTCACGCTGTTGCCAGGATTGACCACCATGACATTGCTGCCATTGACCTGTATGGCCACTGGGAAATTGTTCAGTGTGCCAAAGGCAGCGTAGGCAGGATAAGCAGTGACCTGTGCTTGTGTGCCATTGGCGCTTTCGACTTTGATATCAGCCAGGGTACCAGCCGCATTGCTGCCCACGTGCAGTGTGGCCTGGGGATTGACCTGATTGATGCCCACGCTGGCTGCGTTGTATTTCAGCGTGATATGCTTGATGTTAGCGCCTGATTCATTTTGATAAATCCAAAAATCACCATTTTCTGTCTGCTGGCGATAGCTCATGGCCCAGACATTGGCATTGGTATATGCGCAATATTGCAAATTAACTGTGTCTAGATAACTGTTGCCCAACAAGGTCAAGGCCTGATTGTTGCCTGCTGACACCGAAGGTCCTGTACCACCAGTGCGGAAACGAGCTGCACCTGCCACATCCAGGCCCACTGTGGGTGTGTCTAGATTCAGTGCAACATTGCCCTGCGAATCTATCACCAGTAGGGAGGCGCCCTGGGCAGATGCCTGGGTATTGGCTATAAAGAAACTGTTGTTTGAGTTGTTTACACCCAGGGTAAAGGCACCAGCATAGATACCAGTGCGTGACACAGTTAGGCCGCTTTGTATGCGGTTGCCGTCGGTGTTGCCTGTCACAGTCAATGGACTGATGGGCGCGGATGTGTTGATGCCCACAAAGCCAGCAGTGGCTGCCACTGAATTGCCCAACACAGTGATCCTGGTGGTGCCGTCGGTGCCCAGTCGCAAACTGTCAATGGCACCATTGGCCTCCAAAGACAGTGCATAGTCTGATCCCACATAGCGCAGGCCTGCGTGTGCAGCTGTGCCGGGGCCAAAGCCAATGAAATTATTTGTGGCAGTGCTGTAGGGCATCTGCAGATTGCCGGTGTTGCTGAGTTCTAGTCTGATGTTGCTGCTGGCACCGTTGCCATTGCCCGACCAACCAAAGTTTAAAGTGCCATTGCCGTCTCTTGAGAACAGATCCCAGGCACTATTGGCACCGCCTGCCTGATTGACTATCTGTAGACCCACATTGCCTGGGGTAGTGCTGGTATTGCGTATGCGCAACAGTCGTCCTGCCACAGCAGAACCATCACTGGCATTGGTCACCATGTCAGTGGTATTGGCTGTGAGGCTGGTGATGTTGCTGTTGAAACTGGTGAATATATTGGCCTGCAGGTTGGAAAATACCGCAGCTCCTACCACACTTTGGAACAGCAGTTCTGTGTCTGCACCAAAGGTCACACGTCCTGGTGCTAGATCAGAGTTGGCAGGTGTGTTGTTGGCGCTGATGTACACGCCCTGTGTCCAAATACCAGGATAGATACTGAGCACAGTCTGTTGAACATTGCTGCCGCCGATGTCACGGAATCTGATGTTGGGAGTGTTGGCCGTGCCAATGATACTGCTGTTGCCCCAAGTGATGCCGGCCTGCTCCAGCAGCGTGATGCTGCTGGCCATGTTGGCTATGGTCAATAGGTTAGCACCTATGTCTACCACTTCGGCATTGGCTGATGTTATGTTGCCAAACACTGTGAAATTGCCCAGCAGTACACCATCGCCGGAAAATTGGAAATTCCTACCTGTTAAATCACGTGTGGAGGTGTCGCCTGTGATGGTGACATTGTTGCCCACTGCTACATCTCGGGTGACTGATAAATTGCCCACGGCCAAACCAGCGTTGGCTTCGGTATACACAAATGTGCTTTGTGCTCCAAAACTTCCGGATTTATTGTACTGCACCATGCCTTCAGAGCCGCTGGCGCCATTGCTCCAGTACACATTGCCCTGGGTACCGCTGGCTCGTAAAAACTGTCCAGTTAATCCATTGCCTATCTGTACATTGCCTGAATTACCCAAGAGATCTGTGCCAGCGCTGCCGAGATAAACGTGTGCGTTGGTAACTTGAAAAACCAAATTATCACCAGCATCGGCTGAAATAATATTGTTGCTGAAATTTAGTGTGGTATTGGCAATGCCTGTGTTGCCCATGATGCCCCAATTGATATTGGTGGCGATAAAACTGTCGCGGAAACTGTCACCAGTGCCATCGTTGGGATTGGTGCCTACATTTATTTGATAAAATCCGTTGATAATATTTGCCATGGTCTAGTGCTCTAAAATGTATTTAGTCGGCTGTGTTTTGACTATTCCAAGTCAAAATTGCCCGAGCCTGCTGAATTATTAAAGAAATTAATGGTGCCATCGGCTATGGGCACCGCCGGCATAAAAGCAGTGCGATTGGCACCGTCCAATAAACTGCTGTAATTGGTGTAATTGGGCAGGGTGCTGTTGTTTTGGAAATTGCTGTTGGTCACAGATAATCTACCCGGTTGCGCGGCTGTGATCAATCTTGTTTTAACAGCCTGTTGTGTGAGATTTATATTTGATTCGGCAAGCATGGCACACAGCACCCATGATATCACTGCCTGCGGCATAGATATCTACTCTAGGACCAGTATGGCTGTAGGAAGCCTTTTGTTCTCGTACTTGTCTGCTGGGATTGAAAAAACTGCTGTCTATGGCACCCACACAGATCACTGTGTTGCCTGTGACATCGTCGCCGGCAGCACCTGGTGAACTGCCTCTCATGTAATACTGTGGATTGGGCGAATGTATTGGAGGATTTCTGTAGATCACACTGTTGTTGTAGTCTGCGCCACCTGTGACATCCTGCTTGTAACTGTAGTTGCCAGCAGCTCCAACTATGATCACTCCATCATCTATGGCATCTATCAAATCATCGTCCACTGATGTGACTCTTATGGGAAATACATTGTTGATCAAACCACGTGTGGCATCGCGAAATGGCGCGGTGGTACCATTGTAAGTGACATTGCCACGATATCTCAACTCAGTGACATATTGACTGCCAGCAGTTTGATTCAATACTGTCTGCAGACTGAGATTGGCTATGGTGGGTCTGCGTGGTGCAGATTTGGCATTATGGAACGCACGGATTAACTGTGCATATTTGGTCTGGCTGATGGCACCCAAGGTGCTGCCGGTGGTCATGTCAATGCCGGAAAAAATCCTGATACTGTATATTCGTGCGCCACGTGCCCAACCATTGCTGCGCCCGGCGGCGATACTGGCCACGTTGGTGCCGTGACCGCCACCGGATATGGTAGGATCTTGGGCCGTGGCATCTCCCAGATAGCCGCCTATGCTCACACTGGAGGCCACGTCGGTGACACCCAAACTGCTCCAGTCATAGGCCTGCACTCGAGTGCTGGCTCCAGTGGCAATGTCTGCGCCTGTGATGGCATACACGGTGTTGGTTATACCGGTGTTGTAGGCACTCCAAGTGATGCCATCTGTGGAATAAACACCTGCACCGTTTTGACCCATGGCTATGAATCTACCCTGGGTATAAGTCACAGCAAATAAATCTGCTGGAGTGGTACTGTTTCTCACAGTCCAGGTGATATTATCAGGGCTGGTCAGCACACAGCCGCCGCGTCCCACCGCAACATAGATGCTGCCCGTGGTGGCAGGTCCTTGTGTGACGTCATGCAATCCACAGCCGACGCCACTGGCAACTCTGGTCCAGGACACACCGTCGGTGCCGGACACTATGATGCTACCATTGTCCCCCACAGCAATATATCTGTCGCGGAAATATCTCACGCGATTTAAATTGTAATTCAATGGTGGTGTGAATGTGGTGGCGATGTTGGTCCAAGTGGAACCATCATAGCGTAATATCCTAGCAGTGGGTGCGATATAATTGAATTGGGCAGCATCAAATCTACGGAAAGCATAGTTGGTACTGCCCACAGCCACCACACTGGTGGCACTGGCTGCAGCGGATCTCAGCTGTCCCTGCGCATATTCATTGTTGGTGCCGTATGGGGTCACATCTGTCCAGACCTGTCCGGTTGTGCTGGTCAATATGCGTATGCCTGGACCCTGTGGGGTCTGCGAACTGCTGACGCTGGCGCCATAATAACCGCCCACAGCAAACAGTTGATTGCGAAACACAGTGACATCCATCACAGCATATGGCAGCGATGATTGTATCTGCTGAGTGTTGAGAAATATAGTGCCAGCATCGCCCACAGATATCACATTGTTGTTGTAGCGCATGATGCCGCGCAGGCTGGCACGGGTGTTGAGTGTGGTCTCACTCACTGTGTTTCCGGACTCCACACAGATGCTGCTGTTGACATCTTCAAGGAATTCTGGATGATAAGCGTCTATGCCTGTGTCTGCTAGTATGATGTCGGTGCCGGTGCCGTCCAGTTGATAACTGTAGTCCCCAGTGATTTCATAGATATTGGGCGCAGGTCCAGGCCAAGAATTGGTGCGATTGATGTGGCGATACAGTCCCCAGTTCGTGTCTGTACTGTTGACATTGCTGATCTGTCGATCAAATTTTCCTGATTGTGCGCGAGTGCTCATTCTGCAAATAATCGATATTCAAATCCAGGCCAATCTTCAGGATGAGGTTGTATGTTTTTTACTCTGGGATCTTGAGCCAGAGCCTTTATGTCCGTGTCGCCAACCAAGATATTACGTCGACTGCCTGGCTCGGTGTCAATGACATCCCGGAGTGTGCCTAATAAACTCTGCTTGTCCTCCACTGAGCGTGCGGTCACATAGTATCGCATCACACAGCAGTGCCATCAAAATAACGCCAGCTGGTGCCGTTATAGTATGCTGGTTGATTGGTAGTTGAAACATAGGCCACTGCGCCGGCAGTGGCCGTGGGCATGGAGGTATTGGCATAACTGGCCAAGCGCACAGGAGCATTGGCAGTGATTTGTCCCGAACTCAGTAGATTCAAATTGCCGCTGCCAGTGATATTGAGATTGGCTGAGCCACCTGTGGTACCTGTGCTGATGAAGTTGTTGGCTGTGACAGTGCCCGAGAAACTGGCACCCACGCCTGTGATATTGGCATTGGCTGTAATGGTGTTAGCATACACCGCGCCATAGTGTGTGCCGATCAAGGTGCCGTTGATGCCGTTGGATGCTGACACAGTGGTGGCAGAAATAATTGGCACAGACAGTGTGTTGCTGGCCTGATTGAATGTCAACTGCGCTGATGCGCCAAATGCGTTGGCTGAGTTAAACTGTATCTGTGTGTTGCTGCCCGCAGGATTGACAGCAGAACCCGAATTGGCCTGGAACTGAGCAGGCACACCATTGGCCCAGTAGTAGTTGTCGGTTTGTATGCGATTTACAGAAACTATGCCTGAAAAGTTGGCGCCAGTGGCTGTGAGATTTTGCGTGACAATGGCATACTGTATGTTGGCCGTGGTCAAGATGCTGGTGCCGCCGCTGTTGATATTGTAAAGATATCCTGTTCCTGACACAATTAAATCATTGTTGGCAGATAGATTATTTGCTGTGACCCCGGTGGTTACCGTGATATTGCCAGCAGTGATGTTGCCGGTATAGCCGTCGATGTAATCTGCCACATTGGCGTTGCCGTAGGTGGCACCCAGCCCGGTCAGGTACACACCATTACCAAACAGATAGGTACCCGTGATGTTGCCAGTGGTGGTGATATTGCCAGCCAGGCTGGTCAATTGGCCTGTGTAAGTGGGCAAATAATTGGCTACCATTAAATTGCTGTAATTGAATTGATAGGCCTGACCATTGGCATACTGTAAATTGTCTGTGCGTACAGTGCCTGCGGACGCTATGCCTGCTGTGAATGTCACGATGTTGCCACGGTTGGTCACAATGTCTGTGGCAGCGATGTTGCCAGTGTACACAGGCAAATATGCGGCCACATTGGCGTTGCTGTAGTTGCCTGCGCCTGTGCTGACCGGTGAACCATTGCTGTAATAAATTCCCGCAGCGACGATGTTGCCCACCACAGTTAAATTGGCAGTGTTGGGATTGAATGTGAAGTTGGCATTGGCCGACAGTGTGGTATTGATGTTGTACTGTACCTGATAGTTGCCGCCCGAGGCCTGCACACTGTTGCCATTACCATAGCTCCAGTACAGTTGTCCGTTGCCGCGTGTGGTTAAAAACTGGCCATTTAATCCACCTTGTATGCTCACATAGGTGTTGCTGGGCAAGATGACCTGGCCCGTGCCACGTGGACTGATGCGTATGTTGCCGTTGGTTCTGCTGGTGCTGCCAATGATTGTGGTACTGTTGCTGGCGCTCCAGGTCATGGCGATGTTGGCATCTGTGTTGCCCGATGCAGCAGTCAATACTTCGGCTGCGCCATTGATGGGACCCACATTGGCCAAGGCCAAAAAGTTGTCATTGACTTTTTGCAGTGCTACCCGTAATGGATCACCGTCGTTGGAATTGGGAGCTGTACCTACATTGATTAATTGAAATGGCATACTCTAATGGATCCTTTAGAGTATTTAGCGGGTTTGGGTTTTACACGCTAAAGGAACTGCCGCAGCCGCAGGTGGTTGTTGCGTTGGGGTTCACTATCTTGAATTCTGCGCCCAGGTCAGATTCTGCGTAGTCAATGGTGGCGCCCTGTAGATACTGCATACTCATTGAGTCTACCAACACACCATCTATGTTGTAGTCGTCCTCGGCTGTGTCTGCGTCAAAGGTAAATCCATACTGGAAGCCAGAGCAGCCGCCGCCTTGCACAAACGCACGCACTCGTAAATTGTCATCATTTTCTTCAGCCAGCAATTGTGTGATTTTGTTTCGGGCAGATTCTGTGATATTAATCATTTTGATAGGCCTGTCCCCAGCGGGCATTGATCACATTCCAGTCAAATATTTTCCATATATTTGCGAGATATTGTTTTTTATCGCTTTGATAATCCAAGGCCCAGGCGTGTTCCCACCAGTCTACCAAGATCAGGATATCGTCGCGCACCTGGTGATTGGGTATGATTTTGATTTCGCCAGATCTGGCCAGATAAACCCAGCCCGATCCCTGCACAGTCATGGCCTGTTTTTGGAACTGTTGTTTGAATTCTTCCCAGGATCCAAATTTAGCGTTGATCATGCTGCCAATGGGACCGTTGGGGCGATTGTTGTTGCGAGATTTTCTAAACTGTGGGAAAAATAAATTGTGTAAAAAAGCACCAGCGTAGTTGAATTCCCGATCGCCTTCATCTTTATTGAATCGATCAGCATAGCCGTGGGCCAATTTGCCATAGTGATATTCCATGGTCCGGGCACTCATAACGGGATTCAAATCCGAGTCTGAATAGGACAGTTCTACAATACCTATGTCCTGTGGTCGGCTTTTTTCTTCTAGTAAGGTGATTATTTCACGCATGACTCTATTTATTTAAAGTCTGCGTGTGACTCTGCCCTTGGTTAGATCGTAGGGTGAGAATTCAACTTCCACGCGGTCGCCGGCCAACACCTTGATGTTGTACTGACGCATTTTTCCTGAAATATGTGCTGTGATTTCCGCGCCCTGGTCCAGGCGCACACGAAACATGGCGTTGCGTAATACTTCTGTGACTTCGCCTTCTAGTGTAAGCGAGTCTTCTTTACTCATAACGATTAATGATTTTCATTGGTTTTATCTATGATCTCCATGATACTTCTTACCACCACATATATGGCTGGCATTCCCAGTGCTGTGGCTACTGCTACTAACAAGAACACGTCATTCATGATGGCTCTCCTAGTGTGTGTTACTTATTTACAGGTTTGCTAGACTTCAATTAACTTTGGTTGCCACTGATCGGCACGGGCTTCGTAGCCCACATAGCCACGTGGGTTACACACGATCCTGGTGCGCCCGATCTCATAGTCAAAATCCTCGTGGGTGTGTCCGTGGGTCCACAGGCAGATTTCTGGACGGTCTAGGATGAATCCGTCCAGGTGAGAACTGTAACAGCCGTTCATGAGCACTTCGTTTTGATAGCGAGCGTGTGTGCTTTGTCTGCTGGGTGAGTGGTGCCCTACCACGATCACACGATCTGAATGCTCGCCCCGGGCTCTGCGATCGTCGATGGTTCTTGTGATGCATTTCAGCATGGCTTGATGATCAGCCAGTGCATCCTGGGGCAGGAATCTCCAGGAGCCACCTGCTGCACCATTGGCAGAATGTTTCACACCTTTGAAATCGTGCATCATGCTGCCAGCAGCAGTCAGGGTCAAAGGATCATTGCCGTTGAAATCCGTCCAAAGTGTGCCACCAATAAACACATAGTCATTGATTTCTACCGACTGCTTGTCCAACACATGGAAGTTGTCATAGTCTGCCACAGCGGCACGGATGATATCTGTGCTTTTGCAGAAGTCACCGTGATAGTGTTCGTGATTGCCCAGGATCATGACCACCTGGGGAAACAGGTTGTGGCACCTGTGCAGGAATGCCTGGCTCAACACACCGCGTGGATTCATGGTTTCTATATCTCTGGCCACCAGGATATCTCCCGACAGGACCAGCACATCCACGTCGTCACGATTTTCAAGATCCAAATCTCCAAACTCCAGATGGAGATCGCTAGTGACATATAATTTCATTTTACCACTCGTATTTTTCTAAAGTTTGCAATTTCAATACCAGTTTATTGGTGTAATAGTTCCTAAATGGCCATTGTAAACCAATTTTGATTTTGGTATAAAAAGAAATGTCTCCCGGGCAAGAACATATACACATCTTGACAGCATGATATTCACTGTAGTTTCTTGAAAACATAATATTCCAGTATTCAGTAAGATCTTTCCTGGAATATTTTAGTTTTTGCTGTGCATCCACTGTGCCCGGTATCACATCTAAAATATTCACGGACATGGTATAACCATCCCGTGTTTCTGGCGACTTAGGAGATTCTTTAAAATTTAAGAAATTAAAATACCAATAAACGGGCAATCCAAAACCATCTACGGTGTCAATAAATTTTTTCCTTTCCTCCTGGCTGATAAATGCCACTGTGACCCATCTGTCAAACTTGTAATCTTCGGGGTGGCCCTGGCACGATCCTGCAGTTAGATATCCCTTGTTGATCAACACAGCAATCAATGGTCTGATCAAGGGCTCCACGTTATCCAGCAACTGGGCATTGTATGGGCTCAAAAAAGAAGATACGTATTCTCCGTTGGAATCGATGTAGTTGTAGGTTCTGCCATCTTTTCCTCTCTGGCTGATGGTGCCATAAAACATTTGGTGCCGAAGTTTATCGCAAAACTCCAGGTGCTGTTGTTGCACAGCCTTTTGTATAGGTGCAGGCGCTATAATCGCGGGAGGATCAAATGTACCAAAACTCATTTGATACTGCCTGGAGATTATTTGAGACCCAGCACATGAGAGGCCATTTTTTGCGCGTCTGCATCTGACACCTGTGGGTGCGGAGGCATGGGTATTGCGCCCCATACTCCGGAACCACCTGATTTGATCTTGGCGCTCAAACGAGCCACAGCATCGGCTTGGCCAGCATATTTCTTGGCCACTTCTGCATAGGCAGGGCCTACCAATTTTGTGGCAGGCGCGTGGCAGGCCGTGCAGTTGTATTTCTTCAGCAGACCTGGATCTGCTGCCGCAGGTGTTGCTACAAGTGCTAGACTGATTATCATTGCTTTCATTGCTATCTCCTCATGTGTGCTATGTCAATGGCTTCGTCGTCGGTGAATATGGGCACTGCGTTGGATTTGTGCAGAGTACCAATGCCTTTGATCTTGGTACCAGTATATACCTTGTCAGCGGGCCTGGCAGCTATTCCCACAGTATCTGCCTTGCTGGGTATGGCCTCGGGCTCGCGTCCGGGTGGATACTGCGGCGACACTGGCCTAGCGGGCGCGACTTGGAATTTACTGTTAGCGAACCTGGGAGCCAACTTGGCCCATTCGGTCTGTCGTTGTTGCCATTCGGTGCGGAGTTCGCGTTCTTGCTGTGCGGCCGCCGCTGAGGCATACTTGCGGCGTTTGGTGCGCCATTTGCCTGTGGTAGTAAGCCAGGGTCCTTCCAAGTGCATGGTCATTGATATCTCCCCAGATGGTCAATAGATAATAGCATAAAAATAAAATTCAAACGACCTAAGATCATGATTTATTTCTGTATGGTCTCGCACACAAATTTGGTATAGGGTTTGTAGGGCCAATCGCTGACCCAAAGAAACTTCTGTCTTGTGTGGGCCGCGTATTCGCAGTCCGCTTGACTGGGCACACTATAAGTCTGGCCTGGACCATATATCACTTGTCGCTGTTGCGGCTGATCAGGCGCAGTTGCCCAGATCATTACCAATATCCATTCTACCATCAGGTTCTCCAGAAACTATGCTAGAAAACAAGTATAGCATAAAGGGATTTTTTGGTCAATGGAATAACCTGGATAGTGTCAGGGTTATCGGGACAGTTCAACTGGGGTATTTTTCAGTTTTTCCAGCACGGTTAATTTTTGCTTCACGTGCTCATAGTGCTCGCGTGCCTGGCGCAGTTCTTCATACTCACGTTCTAGTTTGGCATCGGGTACCAAGATGGCCAATCTATCTGCGATTTCTTTCAGTGTTTGTTTTAGACTCACATCACCAAGCTTGATGTCCGCGCCATCTTCCAGTTGGATGTCCTGTGTTTTGGAGATATAGTCATTGGATATGGTCCAAGGACCTGGGTTGTAGGTATAGGTAGGACTGGTATAGGTAGGACTGGTATAGTTATAACTGCCATTACCAGTGAAAACTGTGGCGTTCAAGGCACCAATGTCTGATACCGATAAACTGGCAATATCAACCGAGGGCAAGTCCCAAGGATCTAGTTTGTCTAATTCAACCATTTCAACCATTATCGGGCGGAATATCTGTGTCTTCGGGCAGGTCGGGTTGGATCACTACAGCACCATTTTTTTCCACACGATGCTGAAACTGTCCCTGGCGAAGATTCATCCACTCACGTATCTGTTGTGGCATTTCAGCCAACAGGTTGGCCGAGTCAGTGACATCACGGGCCACACCTGTGGTGAACTTTCTTTGAGGTTGATCTGTCATTCGCGATTGCCCAACAGTTGTACGAGATTCACAAAGATATTGATGTAGTTGATAAACAAGCTCAAGGCTCCGATAACAATGATACGATCTTCTAGGTCGCTGTCGCTGGCCCACAGTTGATTGCGGATCTGTTGCATATCGTACGCAGTCAAGCCCAGGAATATGCCCACTGCCAAAACATTGATGATGGTCTGTAGCAGTGAACTGCCAAACCAAATGTTGAACAGGCCAATCAAGATCAAGGCTATCACTCCGGCGAACAGGAATCCGCCCATGCTGGTCAAGTCACGTCGGGTAAAATATCCCCAACCAGCCAAGGCACCAAAACTCACTGTGGTTATCAACAGGCTCTGCACGATACTGGCTGCGGTAAACACTGAAAAAATCAAACTCAAGCTGATACCAAAACTTATGGAAAAAGCCCAGAAACTGTATTTCAGTTGTGGTGTGGTCAGTTGTTCCATACGGAACATCAAAAACAAACTCAGGATCAAGGGCATGAAGATAACGATGTAGCCCAGGATGCCTGTGAATATGGCCTGCGCCAGGCCTGGCACTGCCGCGATACCTGCGGCCATGAGCATGGTCACTGCAAGACCTTGTGTGAGTAGTTTTAAAACCTGTAGTAATTTGGTATTAAGGGCCTCGGCGGCCATTGCGATTTGCATGGTGTGTTTCTCCGGTTACGATAATAATAATTTATACGAACTTGCTGCAGATGTCAACGTTTTTAGGCGTTATTGATGTGTCTTTTGTTCCAACTGTCCCACACTGTGACGGTGTCCCAACTGTGTGGCCAGGTCATTTGAAATTTGGTAAGACTGTGGTCATCCAAGAGTCCCAGACGGTTGCCCTGGATGGTGTGTTTGACTCGGTTACTGTTGGCCCAATGTTTGAGTTTTTGGGCGGCATCAGTACCTCGTGCTATCACGAGATACATGGGTTCTGTCATTTAATGTAGATAAGGTTGTTGTTCTAGTTGATCCAGTGTTTCGGAATCGATGGCCACAGTTTCTTGATCAAACTCTTGTGCCAAGGATTCCGGCACTCCAATCAATCTCAGTAAACTGCCCATATGTATGGTTTCAACTTCTAGTTCGACCAGGGTACCAAGCACAGCCGCAAATCTTGTGAGTTGCTCTTCGGTAAGGTCGTAATCCTTGAGATGTGGCACACTTTTATTTAGCCAACAAAAAAGGATCCTTGCGGATCCTTTTTGCTTCAAGCACCAGCAGTTTAGGCTTCTACTGCTACACCAGACTTGGCAGTGGCCTTGGCTGTGGGACGAGCCGCAGGCTTGGTAGCCTTGACCTTGACTTCGCCCTTTTTAACAGAGCGGGTCATTTCAGCCAGTTTGTTGCTGACTGCAAAACCAGCGTCGCCTTCTAACTTGCGGCCATCCAGCATCTGCAGGATTTCCAGTTTAGACATTGGGCGCTCAAGGTCCTCAAACAGAGCGATGCTATGACCCAGGCCAATGTACGACTTTTGGCGCGCCACAGAGTCGGTTGCAAAACGCACTTTGGTGATACCATTTTTGGTTGTAATACCAACTGCTGTAAACTTCTTGTCCATACTATGCCTCACTTATCAAAGTTGAAAAAATCAGCGACACTGTCACTGTACCACTACTATAACAGGAATGGATTTTCCTGTCAACATTGGATTTGGCCAAAATCTCAGTTTTGACCAAACCAAATTCCTTTATCATCGGATCAGCACCTTTTCGTCCCGGGCCACTCGATGACCATAGATCTTGTGACCAATTTCACGCACACGGTCGGCCATGGCCTGCGGCGCACGTTCGAAAGCATCCACTATGTCTTGTACCGAAACATCATCTGTGGTTTCAATCACATAGATCTCATAGTGCCTGTGACTATTGACCTGTGCGCGGAGTTGCCACACAGTGAGATTCAAAGGCAAGGGTACCTTGTTGGGATTTTCACCTTTCAATATGGCCAACACACGCTGTTGGTCAAAGTCGTCGATACGAACCGCAGACTCCAGGCCATAACAGTCCCACATCACGGCTACTTGCTTGCTCATGACAGGACCTTTACACGGTTCAGTTGAGTCTGATAGTCATCGCGATGTGCTTTGACTGTGCCACGGATGCTATAGCGTCCTGGCTTGAGTTGTTCTTTGTAGGCAAAAAACGCCACACAACCTTGATCGGTCTTGGCCGTGGTAAAGAACACACCATAGTTCACGCTGAAGTTGCTTCGCACCACTTCGATATCAGCAGTGACTTTGGTACCCACTGCGCCCAGATATGACTGGGCACGATCAGCGATCTTTTCTTCCTGCTGACGGTGCTGTTCCACACGAGCCACAGTCTGTGGCACTGACGCCAGCAAAGCCAGATGATATCGATCCGCATCTGTGATGGTGTCACGATTGGCCACTTCTAGAATCACGCTGTCATACTGGTTGATGTCGTTGGCCAATTTTTTCATTATCAGGCCACGGCAATGAGCCAGCAGTTCTTTACCACGAGCAAGATCGGCTTCGGTGGCCTTGTCACCGTCAATGATATACTGCAACAGCCGGACCTTGTTGCTTATGGTTCCCGGGGTCACATCACCATCTTTGAAATAGCCACCCAGTTCACGATGCACACGAGCCGACAGGGCAAAGGCCTGCTCAATGGTGATTTCTACCTTGGGCTGTGCTGTGCGTGGTTTCATGGTTGGCTCCTTGTTGTTCACTATACCCATATTATAGCAGATTACCATTTTCTGGTCAACCGCCTAGTATCCCAGGGCTATCAGCCATAAAGCTGCGATAACACCAACATACCAGTAAGCGGTAAAGCTCAATGCTATGATAATCAGCCAACTGTAGATCATTGTATGGCCTCCGGTGCTGGTTGCACACCATACTTGATCTGCGCCGCAAGTTCCACCACTCGATGGAACTCTGTTAGTTCATCTTCAGATGCCAGCACTTCTGGAGCATTTTGCATGACCACACTCCAGATCCGTTGCATATCTTCCAAGGTAAGCCAAGTCTCGATGCCGTCCATTATTGTTTCACCGAGTCTTTGACCACTGCCTTGGCGGAATCTACGCCGCGATCGGCAATGCGTGCCACATCTGAAAATGTCACGCCTGCCCCACCTATGATGATGCCTGCTACGAATGCAATAAAGATTTTCATAATGCCTCCAGAGTTGAAATTAAACCTGTAAACCTTGTTTGAGATGCAGTTCTACCGCTGTTTCGGATCCCCAGCAGACACTGGGCAACCGATTGAAAACGAACTGACAGATGGGCTTGAGTAGAGCCAAGTTGTCATCATCGGCATATACCACAGCCATCTGCAGATCGTTGCTGAGCACCGCAGTCAAGAACGACCCTGGACTGCGGCTTTCAAACACATAGCGTTCCAAGGCCATCACAGTCTTGGCAGGAATGTCATAGCCACGACTGTCCAGTCTATCGGCAGCCACTTCGGGAAACATAGCCAGCACCTGTCCCATTATACCCGCTCCAGGAGATTGGCTGGCACATTGTACATACCGCGAGCAGTGTTGACCAAGATGTTCTTGATCTTGACACGGGTCACCGGACCCTGCAGATCCTGGCCCAGTTTGGGGTGATAAAACTTCACAGTATCGCCCACGCGGATTGACACTTTCAAATCTCTGCCAATCTGGCGCCGGCGGAACTTGATGGCCTGGCCAATGGCATTGAGTTGATCGTTGGTAAAATTACCCTGCATGATCTCAATATTGATTTCGTTGATGGTAGGCACTGCGATCTCCTGATTGGTTACGATATGCTTAGTATAGCAAAAAGGGAATTTTTGGTCAACCTGCCAAGACTTTGAGTATGGTGGCCTGCAGATCGGTGACTTCTTCACGAGGAACATAAAAGTCCGTCAAGGGGTCATAGTACTCACCGGCACGGGCATCATAGTACAGCACACGACCGTTGGGATAGTGGAAAGGGCCTTCTAGACCCTGACGCGGACCAAACTCTTTGGAGTGCTTGAAAACGGTATATGCCACTGTGGCTCCTGTTTGTTTACTATACCCATATTATAGCAAAACGGGAATTTTTGGTCAACCGCTCTGTAACCGCTAGGTTAGTGGGTACTAACCTAGGGTCGGACCAAAATGCTGGTAGGCCTGGGGGTTGAGTTCAAAGCCAATGAATCTGCGATCCATGGCCAACACAGCGCGACCTGTGGAGAATGATCCACCAAAGGGATCCAAAACCAAGTCGCCGGCATTGGTGCTGTAGTCAATGAATTTTCGGATAAATGTTTCTGCTAACTGATTGTTGTTGCGTATCTCACCGGTCTTGTACTCCCTAGGCAGATTTTGAACACTCAGCCGATCGTTGTAGGATTCAGTGGTGTCGTCGAATCTGCAGTGTGTGTTAAAGGTGCGTGGCTGTTTTCTAGTTTGGGGTTTGGCCCAGAACAACACGTGATAATGACTGCTGACCCATTTCCGTTTGGTGTAGACACCAAAGGTGTACTGTGCTATGATGTGATTGATTTCTTCGAGTTCAGTTTCATGCAGAGCATTCAAGATATGATGCAGATTTGAGTAGCCACTCACGATGTAGATTGAGCCGCCGGGACGCAACACACGCTCACATTCCCGAATCCAGGTACTGCACCAGGCACCATACTGATCACGTGGCACGTCTACATAGCCACCAATGACCTTGGATTCATCGCGATTGTAGTGTGTGTCCAGTTGATCCCCCGCGATGCCATAGGGTGGATCAGTGAAAATCATGTCCACGGAATTGTCCAAGACGTGCTGTTGCATACCCTCCACACAGTCTTGATTGTAGATCTGGTAGGAGTCGGTCATCGCCATCTCATAGTAAACAAAAAGTAATCTTCTTCTGAATCGAAATAAAAGATGTAGTCGCCGGGGTCACGATCGTTGGGCAAGGATACCATTTGCCAACGCCAGTCTGCTGTGAGATTTTGGCGGCACCACTGTATCACCGGATCCAGTTCGCCAAAAGGTTTGAAAGTACGCTGTGCGTGGTTGAAACTTTCGGCTGAACGTGAGTCAATTTGATCAAAGTCAAGTGATAGTTGCATACTCAGGTACTTAGTACCCGCTGTGGCCCGGCTTGGATTATTCTGATACCGTGGTCAGTCTGGGAATGGCATCTGCTGTTTGTTGATCTATGGCACAAACCTTGCCAGGAAAACGACTTTTGAAATGTGTGCGTATTTCTTCCCAGGTACGTCCTTGTGCTAGAAACTCTTGGGTGTTTTCGTTGTAGACAAAAAACATGTCATCCACTTGCTCTACCTGTGCTATGACCAAGATGTCTGCTACCTGTGACATGTCGTGGATCAACCGTTGTGCGCGACGCATCAAGAGATAGTGATAGATCCTACGTGCTATCCACGCACCTGCAATAAATCCAGCAATGAGATAAAGTGCAAGTTCCATAGTTGATATTTAACTCCGTAGATTTTCCATAAACACGATCTTGCTCAGTTCTTGGCCCAGGTCCTGGGATTCCTGTATGATGTTCAAACGATACTCGGGCTCACTGCTGCCCAATCCTTTGTTGGTTCCGTTGTTGGAATAGTTGCGTGTTTCCACGATCCAACCACCTTGGGCACGATAAAGATTGAAACTCATGTGTCTGCTGTTGAGGCTGCGGTTGTGACCCGACGAGTCAGCCGTCACCAGTTGATGCAGTTCTTTGCTGTCATCGAGCCAGCGGCGTAGACTGCGTTTAAATCTATTAAGCATGATTTTTCCTTTTGCTTGCTATGTATTGTTCGTTGTGTGTCCAAGTCTTGCCATCTTTGAGGAATCCCCATTGCCGTTGATGTGGTCCGGGTATGAACAAGGTCCAAGGTGTCACCTCAGGTTCTAACTCTATGCGATGATAAGAACCAGCAGGGCAAACACGGAAATGTCCAGGGCCGCGCCATACCCGGTGTTCGCAGTACACATGACCCAAGGAATCTAGTGTGGGTATCCATTCCCAGTAGCCACCTTTGAGGATCAGGGTAAAATAAGGCCAAGGATGGTCATGTGGATCCCAGGGATCACCTTTTAGGAACTTGTGTACAAAGATGTTGAACGGAAAAGTCACACGATCCTTGAGCAATAGATAATATCGCTCAAGATAAGGCTCTTGATTCTCTCTATCCAGGATCACTCGATGGCGTCCCAATCGTTGCATGAATTTTTTGAACATTGGAATAGTTTACACTGATAAGGTTATTGGATCAATAACATTTGGTAAAAACAAAACAGGTGCCGTGTAAATAGTGAAAACATTGCTCTAAAATGATAAATAAACGCAACATAGGAGATAACAATGACGTCATGGAACAAAGGCATTCCAATGAGCGACGCTGCAAAGAAAAAGAATGCCAAAACATATGCGGCTAAACGGTTGGCCATTACTTACACAGAAAAAATCTGTAATAAATGTAATAATGTCAAATCCTTAGAAGACTTTCCTCCGCGCAAAGACAATGCCGACGGTCGTCATGGTAGTTGCAGGACCTGTGATAATATCAGAAAGAAAAAATACAAACCAGATAGCAGTAAAAGTAGACAATACTGGTTAAAAAGCAAATTTGGAATAGGACTAGAAGAATACAATAATCTATTGCAAAAACAAAATGGAGTTTGCGCAATCTGCGAGGATCGCCCAGGTAACAACAGGAGTCTTGCTGTAGATCACTGTCACTCCACGGGAGCAATAAGAGGCTTATTATGTTTTCGTTGTAATGCAACCCTTGGTAAGTTCAACGATGATATTAAACTCTTTGAAACAGCTATTAACTATCTAAAACGCTAACTAAAAAGAAAGGCCATTGGCCTTTCTTTTGTCTTGTCACATTGAGATTAAATCAGGTAAACTAATTTAGCCCTTAAGAGACTCAATAGTTAGTCCACGAGCTTTTGCGGCGTAGCCGAGGGCCACGATTTCGCGGCTGGGTTTGCCCATTTCGTACTCGGTCACGTTCACACCATTACCTGCGCGACGCTGGTTAGCGTAAACAGCATAACCATTGTGGCGAATGCGGCTAACTTCGGCACCAATGTTCTTGATACCAAAACGCTTTTCGGCCTGGCTTGCGGTCACTTTCTGACCATTGTAAAGAGCGTTAAACAGTTTAAAAGTTTTTGTTTCAGGGTTGAAGTATTTCATAAAGTCCTCTTAAGTTAGTTCGCCGTTGTTTACAGCGTGTTACAAGTATAACAGTTCTTGAGTTGTTTGCAACAGTTTATGGCAAGATATTTTGGAGGAAATTTACCTTTTACTGCTTGCACAGTAATGCGGCACCAACACTGCCGGCACTGTCACCTAGTTCGGCCCGGACGATCACAGTATCAAAGGCGTCGGAAAAAAGGTGTTCACGGATCATGGTATCCCCGGTGGTCAAGATATCAGGTAGGTTACTGAGTCCTCCACCCAATACAATACAATCGGGATCCAGGACCTGTATGAGATTGGCCATGGCCAGACCATAGTCCCGATACCACTGTAACAGTCTACCAGGGTCTTGCGCCAGGATCACACCAGCAGGTGGTGGGATCTCATTGGTCTTGGATGGATATGAATGCTGTATGGCACCGCCACCTAGATTACTTTCCACACAACCCCGGCGACCACAACGGCAGTTGTACCGATCATTCAGCGTGGTATGCCCCCACTCGCCCAATATACCATTGCGACCACGAGTGATCCGACCATATTCCACCAATGCACCGCCTACTCCGGTACCTAGTATCACACCAAACACACGATCATAGCCACGGCCTGCGCCCATTCGTGCTTCTGCCAAAGCAAAACATTGTGCATCATTGGCCACTGTGACAGGTTGATGTAACCAACAGGCCAGATCACGTTCAATGTCATGGCCATTCATGTGTTCAATACTGGAATTCCTCAGCAGTCCAGTTTGAGCATTGACGCTGCCCGGAGTGCCGAGGCCCACAGAATGTTGGCCTATGCTGGTGGTGGTTATGGCTGTAAGATACTGTTGCCTGATGTTGGTGAGAACTTGTTGCCGGCCCAGATTTGCTTGTGTAGGGCCACGCTGCCGGTATAAAACATTATTATTACGATCAATAACCGCGCACTCAATTTTGGTACCTCCTAGGTCAATGCCTACTCTAAATTCAGATTCTGGTTTCAAAAAGTTTCCCAAATTTCTGTTGGAATTCATACAGCGTGGTGATTAGTCTGCGTGGGATATTGCCGCCTTCGTTGATCTCAAATATCACCCAAGGGCATTCTTCTCGTTGTTTGATCTGATGGATCCTGATGCTTTTGCCATCTTCAAAGTCTACTGTTTTGCCTACATATTGATACAAGGTTATCTCCGTGGAACTCCACCTGGGGGTTTGGGCAGTTGCGGCAAAGATTTCCAATAATCCAGCCACTTCTGCTGTTCTTCTATATGTCTTTGTTGTGCTTCGTTCATCCTGCGCACTTCGTTGAGATGTTCTTTTTGTTCGTGCTGTCCTTGTGCTATCTTGTCTATCTTTTGGTCCATGTAATTGAGTCGCTGTTCCTGCAGGCCCAACCGTTCTTTGAAATAATCAATGTCATGGCCTCGACTGGCTGCTATGGCATACAGAACTAAAACGGTCACGCAAAGTACCATGACCAAGGACCATAGCACCTGAGTTTTTTCTACTGGAGTTAGATCATTCCAAATCTGCATTTATGCACGGGGCCTCGCTTCACACCAGACTAGGAATCGGCCATCCGATTGCCTAGCAGCGGCATTGTATTGTCGCACCTTATCCTCACACATAGACCGAATAACAAAACTGTCCACATCTATGGTCCAACCATTTAGAAACATAACAAATATCCAGGTCATCAACAGCCTTTGTCGCCATCACTGCGGCATTCATCAATGATGCGCTGGCTCCACATTTCTTCGTTTTCCAGCACAGGGATATCGTAGGCTCCCACAGATGGTAGATCGCTGTAGTGATCCCACTGGGTGGTGGTTTTCTTGCCAAAAATCCTGTCCCAATTCTGATCAAATGTGATTTGATCCACTGAACTAGGACGCGGTTTAGAGCCCTTGCCCGCCATAACTTATCTCCTGTATTCATACTTATGTTAAGCCCGTGGCCGGGTACTAACTGCCTGTGCTTAAACGCAAATAGCCCGGGCGGTGCTCAATGGGCGAAAAAGATTCTATAAAGCAGTGATGACCATCGCCGGAATCACGGATCACCGCGTCTGCGGCCCGATACAGAGCGTTCCAATCTCGGCCTTCGATCTTGCTAACCACTTCACCACTGTCGCCCCAATGTTCGTCATAGACCACATACTCGGCATCCTTGAAGGGATGGCACAAAGTCATGTTTTCTACTTCGTAGAGGCTCCAGGTGCTGGTCAGCCCGTAGTGATCTTTCCAATGATCATATTGTTTCCACTTGCGATTGAACGCCTCTGACTCTTGCTGATAAGCAGATTTCAGCGCCTCACGGATGCGCTCTGCGCCCTTTTCGCCATTGAGGCCCTGGTACTGCAATTCCCAAAGGGTGTTGTGGATGACTTTGAATTCGTCTTTAGTCAGTGTGATATCGCAATACATTATGATTGCTCCTTGGAACTTAATCGCAGATATTCTTGATACAATTCAAGACGTTGATAATATTCGTTCATGATGTGCTCAAGGATGCCGGTCTGATCCAAACGACCACTGCGCTCACGGAGAAGTTCTAACACTTCGCGATCAGCATCAGTAATGGTAATGGTGATCTTGACATCAGGCTTGGGTTGGAGTTCGCTCATTCTTCAATTCCGAAATGTTGTTTCAATTTCACGCATACAACTCAATACTACTTGTTCTTGTGTAGGTGGTACAAAATGCCTAATGTCATTTGCTCTGCTACAAGCCTCTAAACATTCAGCCACGATCAACTGGGCGAACCTATTCAATTGTGCTGGCAAAAGTTTATCTGTGTTGGGATTAGACCAATATTCTTCTGTCCAGATTTTATCTTTAAGTTCTCGAATTCGTTCGTTCATTCCTTCACTCCATATTCGGCTTGGATCAAGTTAGCGGCCACTTGCCAGTAGTTATGTCTGCCGGCCGCGGCTTCGTGCTGGATCATCAAGAGATTGACAATCTGCTCCACCAAGAACCGCTGATGCTCTTCCATGTTACGCATCTGATGGATCTGCTCATCTTGCCGGGTAAGTTCCATCACCCGCAGGAGATTCATCAGGGCCGATTCTGACCAGTCGCATCGGCCATACACTTCTTCCAAGATTTCAAGTCTGTTCATAACTGTTCTTTTGGATTATTAAAACAAGTGGAAACTCATACAGCCCGACAGCAGGCTCACTGACAAAGCAACGATAAACAATTTCATTGCTGTTCCTCTAAGGCCTGCAGTTGCAGATACTCTTGGTTGAGTTCAGCGATCCGCCGTTCATTCCTTGCGTTGGCTTCCAGATCCAGTTCTCCGCGCACTTCGCAGAGATGGATCAGTTCTTCAATCACATCGTTCATGGTTCTCATATGATCTCCTTTGTGCCGCCGATCCGACGGCGTTCCAGTTCCGATTCCAGCAAGTCTCGCACGATGGTGTCCTTGACCCCCATACTCCGGAGGCCGCGATAAAGACTGTATCGTTGTTGTAGATCCAGCATAAGCTTCAATGCCATACCGTTTCAGCACTTCGGCATAGGCTTCAGCACCAGCCTCCAGGGTGTCCACATTCTGGCACCCAAACTTTGATGGATTCCAAAGTTGGAGCCCGCCATCGTAGGCCCGGCGGAAGCCCACTTCTTTGAGGCGTCGGCCCAGTTTGGTGCTGGCCTTTTCAAACACCGTGACCCAGGCAAAGCCACAGGCCATCTGATCCCGGCCGCCTAGTTTTTCCTGGAAGAACCGGGCCGCGGCCTGCTCGGCGGCCAGAGTGGCTTCAAAATGTATTTCTTCTATGGCTTCAAGACTAATAGTAGTTGTCATATCTGCTCCTTTTCATTTACAATACACATATTATAGCAAAAAGGGATTTTTTGGTCAACCTTGGGAAAACCTAGTAGCACTGCGCTCGCGCCACCATTTTTTAACACGCCAGACCAAATAGTGTAACCATTCTTTGCGATGAATCATCATTGCCTCCTTGGGTTAAGAATTTGTGGTATGCTTACAAGATTTTCTAAACTGGAAACCTGGGCAGGTACAAGACCAGCCACCAGGCCAACGGCTCACAGTGTATTCGTTGCCCTTGCTACCTGAAACTGTCCAGGTCTTGACATCTGTGTCAATTGTGGTCACTGACCCCGAGATGATTTCCAGATCAGCGATGGCCGAGGCATTGATAACCCGTATGGGAAAGTCAGCGTCACCGGTAATGCAGAATTCCCTGTCGGTCAGCCACTTGTGTGATTTGACCACGCGGCCTTCAAATACCTGAACACCGGCCCTGGGTGGGATCATGGACGCGGCCATACGGTCGCGTAGCGTCACACGAACCACACTGTCAACTGAAGGTATTTTCATAGTGTATTGAGTATACGGGATTCTGAATATTCGGTCAACAGGCATTGATGGCTGTCATTTAGAGCACGATACATCTGTGCCTTGCTCACGCCAAAATGATCATAGCCTTCTTCCAGCATAGTCCAGTAGCCTTCGTCGGGCGGAAAATCCAATTGGCCAGGCGTCATATGATACACCACGGCGTGATATGTTTCGCCGTGACACACCACGGGCAACACCTGTCGGGTATAGTAGTGTGGATAGCCTTCTCGAACATCCAATCTGGCCAGATGTTCATCGGTGATCTGCCACAGCACACCAGCCACCGACTGATTGTGAGTGGGCACAACATCGGCGTGGACAGCAAAACGAAAACGCCATTCCTGCAGATGCGCGGCGCCCAGACTACGAGCAACACCGTCGGCGCTGAGTCGTTCGCTCATGGCACCAGGATTGGTGTTCATGCCATAGGCAAAATAGTAGTGTAGATTTTTACTGTCCATACACATATATTAGCATATCTGGGAATTATAGGTCAACCGCAGGTTAGTGCCTACTAACCTAGCGTAAACTAGCGATTCTTTGCGCCATTGCGGCAAACATCTTTGTATCACGCTCGATCAATATAGACCTGCGTCCTTGATTGTGTGCGGCCACACCAGTGGATCCCGATCCAGCAAAGGTATCTAGCACTGTGTCACCGGGGCGACTCAGCAAGGCCACAAAGTATTCCAATATTTCTGTGGGCTTTTGTGTAGGATGTATCTTGTCTCGCCCCAGTCCACCGCTGTAAGTCAAGGTATTGGGTATCACACACTCCACTATGTCATCTTTGCGTTTGCGGCTGTCTAACATGGTCTGTGCCTGCTCTTCGGCCATGGCCATGATCTGCGACAAGGCATAGGTGGGATGGTCTTTGATCAGTTTATACACTATGCTAGCGACTTTGTCGGCTCTGGCATAACGCTCAACGATACTGTGTTCTTCGGCATCGGCATTGAAGGTTCTGGTGCCGCCGGGCTTGATACCAAACAGCACATACTCACAGGCACTAACAGGATTCACTCGACGATTGAAAGGAACTGCAGCGGGCTTTTTCCAAGTCCACACTCGCTTGGGTTCAAATCCCTGTGCTTCCATGATCTTCCAAAGATATGAAATATACTGATCAGAAATGAACACAGCAAAGGCTCCGCCCTTGCGTAGTTTGCTGTGCCATACACCGGCCCAGGATTCCATTTGCTGTAGGAATTCTTCGTGGCTCACGCTGTCCCAGTCCTGCTCAAAACTTTCACTGAAACGCTGGCTGTGTATGGTGTTTTTGTTTTGGCCAGTTTCGGGATCAATCCACTCGGGTTTGGCGCCACCATCACTGATGTTGTAAGGTGGATCTGTCAACAGCAGATCTACCGAACCATTGGCAATTTGGTCAGCAGCTACAGTACAGTCTTGGTTAATGAGTGTAAAATGGTCAAGAATTGTATTGGTATTCATAGTATTATTATATGCTAAATATCTATCTCAGTCAAGTATTTCCAAATGTTAATCAATGAACTAGACCAAAATATGCCAAAAAAAGCATATGCAACCCGGGCGCAAAGCCAGCATTTGGCCAATGAGCTCCGGCGGCATTTTCCCCAAGCCGATATCAAAGTGGAGAAAAAGGCTACTAGCCCTGTTCACTACCTGCGTATACTTAGATCTGATATCAACCAAATAACAGATTTCTTTAAAAATCGTGTGGGTTTGGAAAGTTTACCTTTAACTCAAGAGCAACTTGGAGTAACCGGCAAATATCAAAAAAGTATGCTGAGTTACGAAGCAGATGGTGCGATTTATACCATAGTGGTGGCCAGCAGTGGAAGATCTCCCACCGACGACGCCAACAAAATAAATGTCAGCATCAAGGAATTGACTCCGGCAGCATTAGGCATTGCCGGAAAAAAATATAACCGAGACCAGTTGATAGCGGCTGTGAGAAATGCTGTTCAAACCAAGTTTACCGATCGTCCAGACCTACAGCAGGTATTGTTGTCTTTGTTACAAGTGGCCATTGGCACTATCAGTACTTTACCTCCAGAACTCAATGATAAACTCAGTGCTCGCAGCCGAGCCCAGATAGGTGTAGATTTTGGCGAAGTATTGGCACCAATCATGCTCATGGATGCCAACGATACAGCAGAATTTCCTTCGGAGGGCAATGCCAAACTCATTGATGTATATGTGGGCGATCGAGGTTATAGTGTAAAAAGTCTTACAGGATCGGGCACTAGTTTTGCCAGCATTGTGGATCTCATGGATCGCTATGAAAACTCTATCATCGACGATCAAGAAAAACAACAGTTGTTTCAATTATTCAAAGCATTCCACCCATCATCTGGCGGCATCAATGTTGACAAACTCATACGCGGCGCTAGATTTATCAATACTCCCGAATACCAAAAACTATTACAGATATTAGGAGTCAAAGATATTGATTCTTACAGTGATCTCAAAGATAAAGTCGAAAGTGTAATCGGGTCAGGCGATGATGTTATGAAATACGGTGACTTCTTGAAAACTTTTTATCCAATGATGACAGCTGGCAATTGGGATAAACCCACAGGACTGCCAGCCGACGGAAACTATTACATGGGATTAAAGAAAGAAAAACCTGCGGCCAAGACTGCTGGATATCCCAGCTATACCGCCAAGCCCGCCAAAGGTGCCGCCGACATCATCACTTATTCTTTGGGTGTAGGCTTACTGAATGCAGTAACACAAGGCCCCGATAATGAGAAGTACAGTGAGATGATGACCAATATTGTGACCAAGAGTCCTACCTATCTTGGCAAGATAGATTTAAACAATCAAGGTGGATTAGAGATTACTGCCAAACCATTTAGTGATCTCAAGTTCAAATTCCAGTACCACGCACCAAGCCACATACCCGGCAATAATCTGCCGGGATTCATGATAGTTTATTAATCAGTTACGTTGACCTGGATCATGCGGTAAGCATCATGATTCCTGCTGGAACCATCGGCATTTTCCCAAGAGTCGGTCCACTGTTGTATACGAGGATCTTCTGCAGAAGAGAATTTAACACTGTACAGTTGCCCGTGTGGCCATTCTATGGATTCAAGGGCCACATCCTGCTGTGCAAACCAGCGCAAGATATCTCTATGCAGTCCCGATTCTAAATCCAACAATTGTAGCAGATAAATTGAATTACCTGCGCCCACATCTACGATGGTATCATGCAGATTGCTCATAGGTCTCGTTGTGTCACAATCTTGTCCACCAAACCATACTGCAGAGCCTGATCTGCAGTCATGAAGTTGTCTCTTTCCATGTCGTGGCGCAAGGTTTCATAATCACGGCCCGTGTGCTGAACATAGATGTTGATCAAGACTTCTTTCCAGCGCAAGAGTTCTCGCGCCTGGATCTCCACGTCTGTGGCCTGTCCCGAGGCACCTCCCAAGGGCTGATGTATCATATGACGAGCATTGGGCAGAATATAGCGTTTTCCGGCACTGCCGGCAGCGGCCAATAAAGATCCCATGCTGGCGGCCTGACCCAAGACAATGGTGCTGACATCACACTTGATAAACTGCATGGTATCGTATATGCTCATGCCTGCTGTGACTGAACCGCCGGGTGAGTTGATATAGAACTGTATGTCTTTGTCGGGATCTTCTGATTCCAAAAACAACAGTTGTGCCACTATCAAACTGGCCGAGTGTTGGCTGACTTCGGTGTCCAGCATGATGATGCGGTCCTTGAGCAAGCGACTGTAGATGTCATAACTGCGTTCACCTTTGGAAGTCTGTTCCAAGACGATGGGTACTAGATTAGGCATGATTTCCTTTATCGGTCTGAGTTAGTGGGAGTATCTTTAACTATTTTGGGGATCTTGGGCAGTTTGCCGGATTTGCTTTTTTCAGAAAATTCTTGATAGTTGCCGCCAATGTGATCGCAGATGTTTAGTTTCATGGCTTCGTCGGCAGACAACCAAACATCTTGGCTGGGCAACAGGTACTTGCGTATGTTGGCATCCGAAGCGCCGGTGCAACGACGATAGTGTTCGATCATGCGTTGTTCAGTGAGTTTGAATTCCTTGACCGTGGCAAATAACTCGTGGGCCTTGCCTTCGGTTTGCCAAGAAAACTGATGGCTCAGGATTGAGGTATTGGGAGTGAGTATCCTACGGCCTTTGGTACCTGCCATGAATATCAATAGGCCACAGCTGGCTATGCAACCCAGGCCCACAGTCTTGATGGGCACGGTGCTGGAATTCATTACATCGATCAAGGCAAATGCTTCGGAAATGTCACCACCACCACTGCAGATCATGAGCAACAGTTCCTTTTTCTTGATCTTGGCCAGATGATTTTCGTACAGGATCCACTCAATGATAGGCTTCATGGATTCAGCAGAAACTGCATCCATGAACACATACATTCCAGCGTCCATCAACGATTGGCTGTGACTTTTGTCTAAATCTTCGGTATCTTGTGTGCTCATGTTATTATTGTACGGCAGTTTATTACTTAATGCAATACGCCTTGGCCAATAAAAAAGGCCCCGATATACCAATACCGGGGCCAAGCACTGCTAGGAGGTAAACCTATAAAGATCGGGCGTTACAAAGATTACGATCTGTGACCACTTCAAATTCCACGCTGTTGAAGAATTTCACAGTATTGGCCGAAACCGGAATGCCAACTGTGCCTTCCCAAAACTCATTGCCTTTGATATCAATAAGATTGAATCCCACAGCATTCATCCCTGACAGATCCACATCAAAACATCCGGACTGTAACAATGTTTTATCCTGGGTGTAGAACTTGCCCAGCAATAGCAGTCGTTGACCCAGAGTACGCTCTACTTGATTGTACCAACTGCGATCGTTGTAATGGTAGCAGTTGTTGTTGCCAAAACCCCAACCGGTAGGATCTTTCTTGATCCTGACCATGATCTTGTTGGATTCCAAAGGAATGATAGCGCCTGAACTGTGTACTCCGCAGGCCGGCATCTTGGGATTGAGATTCTGCAGAGATTCGCTGAGCGCATCAAGATATTTGGCGTCCCAGTACACCATGAAATTCACAGTGAGCAAAGCGGTGCGATCTGGGCGCACCTGGAGATTGCTCCTACCGGCTTTGGTCACAAAACTACGGCGCGGAAAGTCACGCAACACAGCCTGCAGTTGCCGATCGCCTGAAGAAAAATGTTGCTGTAGGCTTTCCAACTGCGCGGCGTGCCTGTTGCCATCGATGCGACCTTCTTGTCGGGATCCTGCCAATAATCTGTCCGCGATACGGCTGTCACTGACCCAGACATCCAATTCTAGCCTATAGATATTGCCAACCGTTTCTTCTTTGGTTACCTTGAAGTCGTCAATGAAACCCGCACTGTACTTGATAATTTCATTGCGAATAACCATGTTATTGCGCACTTCGGTTTCGCTTAGAACCACGGCACCCACGGCACGATCAACTGCGGTGGCAAAGGCCTGTTGCTTGGCCGCTTCGTAGGAATAGCCTTCGCCTTGCACACGGATGAAGTAGACCTTTTTACGATCTTTCAACAACCACTGTCCCACTGACAATGCTATGCCTATTGGGCTGGGTTTTAGCATTTGCAAGGTGGACGACTGTGAATATGACTGTAGTGGAGTCAAAGCCAGAGCCGCCACCAGCACAAGAGCTGCAGGTTTACGCATGATAATCTCCCGGACTAGACGGATTACTTGGCGCGGTTCATCATCCGGTCACGGATGAAATCTGCTGTGGCCTGCTGATTTTCGCTCCACTCGTAGACTGCAACATAAGTCTTGCCGTCATCTACTTTCATATCACGAGCCTTGCGAACACCAGTGAGCCTACCACGTGCAGTGATATTGGTCACTGTATTGATCAGTGTCTGATCTACCACAGAAGCATTACGTTTGGCAGTATTGGTCTTGGTATTGAACTCACCGTCGTTGTTGGCTGGCGCTTCAGACTCAAGATCACTGGCTTTGAATGCCACTGTGCTGTCATTGCTCTGGAACTTGTTCAATGTGCTGTCAGCGGCACGCTCGATAGAACGGCTGATGACCTTGACCCGACGCTGGCTAGACACATCTTTGCCGTGTACAAATTTCACCAACTTGTCCATGGCATCCGCTTCGGCCAAGATAGTGTAGTTGCCTTTCCAAGCCGGCGCTACACCAAACACTTCGATCTTTTCCAGTTTACCTGTGAAAGTGTAGTGCAGTTTCACACCTTCGTCGGCAAACTCTGTGGTGATACGAGTGTCCTTGATAGCGGTGGTAGATTCTACAGGAGCCCGGACACCAGCATCTTTGGTGGTACTACAACCAGTGACGCCGATGGCGGCCAATAACGATAATGCGATTACAGTCTTTTTCATACTTGCCTCCTATGGCAGTTAATGTCTAATAATAATACAGCAAACATCTTTTTTGGTCAACTTTGAGTGATCCAAAAAACGGTGCCTATCACAGCACCTAGGCCAGCAGACCCAAAATATATGCCCATGGTTTCCGCTAGATTCCAAAATTCAGTTGTTCTCATCGGCCCATTCCTCCATTGATTCGCTGATGCCAAAATAGTCATCAAGATAGTCGGGTATGCTTTCACGTACCCCATCAGCATCGCCCGGGATTTCATAGCAGTCGTCTGCGCCGTTGTCCCAGTGCCCCACAAAGGAACAGCCGGGCTCATAATAATATGCAGAAACTTCAAATCCTTGCTCGACCATACGGTTGTAGAATGCCAAAGGTGGCGACCAAGCAGTGTCAAATATCAATTCCATCAACTGATCTTCATCGCTGTTGACTGTGATGTTGTTGGCGTCCCACTTGGTGCCCCATTCACTGACGCAAAAGTCATACCAATCCTTGTAGCCGTGTGAGTCACGATTGGCATCCTGTAGCATTTCCAATTTTTCCTGCTCTACCACATCGCCCAGTTGCCCTGCGGTGATGTTCAAGGATGCTGGCATTGGCACAAAAGTCTGGAACAATTCATTGCGGTCAACTGCTTGTTGTACCAGGCTCATCATGGCCGGATCCTCGTGTCTGAGTCGCAGAGTATTGGCGCACCAGTTGGGCATGATTATGCTCCTGAGGGTGCCGGCGCACCAATACCACAGGCGGCAAAGAACCGTTGCTCATCAAATCTAGCATTGGCCAATTTACAGGCCGAGGCCACTGCCACAGCGGCTTGCAGGCGAGCGTGTGGATCCAGGATCATTTGAATATAGTCTGCCAAAAGTTTGAAATGTTTCTTGCTCATTGCAGTATCTCCTGGATTACATTGACCAATAGGTTTCGCTGGAAGGCGAGCAGAAGTAAGGAGTGTCTACATCTTCCATGAACTTCTGGCCCGTCATGATATTGGTGCGCTCTACCCGGGTTGGTAGGTTGTGAGCGTGGCGGAACTTCTGGAGATTGTCCTGACGCACGATCACCAGATCCTCTTCACGGAAATTCCGCTTGGCCAACACTCTGGTGCGACAGGCCTTGGCCGCGGCCTGTGTCTTGTAGGCCTGCCAGCGGTCACCGCGATCGGTGATGATATTGCCGGTGTTTTGATGAACTAGGTAGTATGCCATTTTGTTGCTCCTTTTTTTTACTGTATGTCTATATTATAGCAAAATGGGAATTTCTGGTCAACCGCGGCGTTTTTGGATTTCACGCAGGGTTTCAATGTGGCGCTCGTTTTCCAAGCGGGTTTCACGGATCAAAGCATAGGCCTGTCCTAGATTGAAAATAGCAAAGCCACCGCAGGCCATGACAAATATGGTTACAATAGTATCTACAGTCATCAACATCTCCTTATCATTTACAATACCCATATTTTAGCACAGGCCGAATTTCTGGTCAACCGTGGAAAAACAGCCAAAAAATAACCCTGCGCAGGGCAGGGTTATTAGGTAAGTGGCTGCTAACTTAGCAACGGCAATCCAATGACATTATTTTCCTGGCCAAAGCATAGTTGCCCTGGCGACTGTGATAAGCCGCCGCGCGAGACCGCCCCCAAGAACAGGCCACAGCATATAAAAATTTGCCAATGTTTGATAAGATCTTTTTCATAATAACAATTCCTTTTGTGTACACCACTGCTGCCAATACCATTGATATCCCGAACCATATCTCAGTTTCAAATACCACAGTATCAATGGATCGTACAGTGTGCCAATGATTTCTGCCTGCTGATCCGTCAACCGAATCTTGCTAGGCAGAAATCCAAACCAAAACATCAATTACTTGACAGCAACAGCCGACTCAATGGCCTTGCGTGTTTCAGCAGCCACAACCAAGGTTGCGTCAACTGTGGCTTTGGCCAAGCCAAACTGTGCGTCCAGCAATTTCTGCACTGAAGTTTTTACAGCGCCCGAAGGTACAGCAGCCAAAAACACTTCTGCGTTTTTCTCTGCGGACTTGAGGATTTCGTTGATATCAAACATTTTGGTAAATTGTTCCATTTTAATTTCCTTTCATAAGCGATTATGGAATGTGAACCCGGACCATCCGGCACTCACTACAACATCTATTGTATATGAATTTATGTTGCGTTGCAATATGTTATCTCGCCAGATAATGAAGTTTTGGCAAAATTGTTTTAGAGATTAAATAACTGCATCTAAGGAGATGGGCAACATGGAATCAATCGTAATCATTGTAGCAGTGGTAGTCATCGCGGGCATTATCTATTACAATCGTGCCAATAAAAGTCTTGATGTAAATCAAGATGGCAAAGTCGATGCCAAAGATGTCAAGGTTGCTGTGAAAACAGCCGCAGCTGGTGTCAAAGCAGATGTAGGCAGTGCCCGAGTGGCAGTGAAAAAGGCCGCTGTCAAGGCCAAGGCTTCAAGAGCTCGCAAAGCGCCCAAAGCCTAGTATAGCATCGCAATATCAGATAAGGGCCTGTTGGGCAAAACCATCTCTGGCGAGATTTTTGCCCTTGGCCTCACATTGAACGTCAAAGTTCTCAAGGAAACCAGCAGCCCAGTCATTCACTGCTGAATTCCAGTAGAAATCCGAATGTGCCCGAAGCTTTTGTTTCTTATAGCCCTGCGCCAAGAGTTGTGCTAAATCGGGCCTGACATCTGCTGCATGATCCACCAGTAGATCTTCTCTGCTCACTGAGTAATGGCAAGTGGGTCTAACACCACGCCAAGACTCAATCACCCGCTTTGCACGATCATCTGTGGGGTCAATGTATTCGCCGCTGTTGATCCAATGGTGATGAATGTCCAACACCAGTGCCACACGATTTCCCACAGCCAAAGTCACGTCCAGACCATTTGACATTTCGTCATTTTCTATAGCAATCAAATTGCGCGCCTCAGGACTGAGTTGATCCAGGGTGCGTAAAAACTTTTCAGGTCCGCCCTTGCCAGATAGATGTACATTGATCTTGAACCCATGATCATGCCAGGCGGCACCATAGCCCATCCAGCGTGCCATGTCTGCGTGGTACTCAAACTCCAAGATACTGCGTTCCACGATGCCGTCATTTTCGCTGGCCAGCACACAAAACTGCCCGGGGTGGAAACTCAGCCGCACACCAAGGCGTCGGGCTGCTTCACCAACAGGAGCAAAAATACGCTCACAGTGATCCTGTATTTCTCGTCGTTGCCACCAGTCGATCCATGAAGGCTCAGTATAGCCCTGCAACATCTCTGATCCCAGCCGTACCATGCGCAAGTGCTCGGGCATGGATCCCACACGCTCTACCATTTTTAAAGCAGCCGCGGCATTGTGGTTCATGATGTCCCATTGGCGTTGATCGGCTTCGTTGGCGTGCTCACGCAACCAACGCATGGTGGTTGAGCGACCGTTGATGTCGCGATCTTTGGCATTTACTTTCATGCCGCCACACTCTGTGGGATCATTCAACCATTTGCAACAAAAGCCAATGCGACCTTTCATGGGGAGCCTTGTAGTATCAATATGAGTTATTGTAACACACTAACTGTTTTGTTGCAAGTGCGATGTGTGGGTGGATTTAAGAGTTCTGGAAGTGTCTTCCATATCCACCCCATCGGGCCAGGTCGGCATGATATTTAGATTGGATGACCCTGCGCTGAACAAGATCATCATTGTCACCAACCAACTTGCAAAACTGACCAGAATGAAAACACAAGCGCACATCAAGATCCCTAGCCATTTCATTGACAGTTCTGAAAGCATTTTGACACCGCTGTTGAATATTAGCCTGCTGCCAAAAATCAATCCTGTCAGGCTCAGTATAGACAAGAAGTATATTGCTAGAAAGTCGTACCATTCAAAGATGTGCATCACAAGTGCTGACTTTCTTTACCAAATTCCAGGCTGTGTGTAAACGTTCATGATAATAATTGTAGCACATTTTCATATGTGTCACAAGTGAAATTGGTCAATGTTTGGTAACGGTCTGGGGCGGTTTTTACTGCATCAATCTGTACAAATTGGCAATTGGTATTGCCAGAAACTATGGTGTAAATTTGGTCACTGTAGGCTTCGGGCTGATCAAGATCAAAACCTAACAGCAATATCAAATCATACTGCTGGCTGGCTATGCTTACAGCAATCACATCATCTTGATATTCAACATCGGTTCTTGGCAGGCCTTCGATCAATTTCACGCCCTTGGGTTCACCTAGTTCTTGATGGTATGCCTTGGGCAAATAGAAATTGGTCACGCCCTGGAAAGCACGGGCCAAGAGTTCTTTGGCCTTGCGTATTTCACTGCAGGTGCAGTTGTCTGTGGTGAATTCCCGCCAGGTGCTCCAAGATCCCCAGGTAGGAGCGATGTCTTGCAGTCTACCATAAACTTTGGTAGGTAGCAATTGTAAGGCTTCGCTGATGACCCAGGCAGTGCGCATATCTTGGATATTTAGTAACACAAAAAGGGCGCTTGGCCCTTTTTAGTGTGGTTCCTGTTACTAACTTAAATCAAACTATGCAAACTCTTTGCCGGTGCTGCCAACAATGTCAACGCCGTTGATATCAACTCCGTGTGTTTCTTTCAATCCCAGGCGTGTGTTGCCATAATGGATCACCTTTACCGCAGATGTAGAAGTCAACTTGCGCCAAGGATCAACGATGATGCTACCACCTGCAATGGTGCAATAGGGTTGTGTATCCGTTTGATCACCGGTGTACTCGTATGTGATCTTGCGATTGTGCGCCCAAAGATAAACTGCTGGACCTTCGATGTTTTTGACCACTTCGGTTTGATCATCGGCCAATGGGTCGACATATCGCACTGTCAAGCCGGCTTCTTTCACATAGTGTCCAACCAGTGTTGAATATGATCCGATGCAATACTCCACATCGGGCTTGTATGCTTTACCGTGGATCACAACAGGCAAGTTGTTGTTCTTGGCTTGCTCGACCAAGAACAAGGCCAAGTTCTTGGCTTGGATTTCTCTGGCGTGCATGATGGTGTCAAACAAGTCGTAGCCAACACCATATTCCTGGGCCAGCCAACGCAAGGCAATGTTATCCCTGGGATGGCAAGCGCCTGCATCGCCCATGCCTGCGGTCATATACTTGGGACCCTGCAGTCTCATGGTGGACTTGGCCAAAGCATTGGTGACAACATCAACATCAATGTTGCCAATCCTGATGGCAAAGTCTTGGATCATGTTTACGATACCAACCTTGGCTGAAATGTATGTGTTGTAAAAAATCTTGATAGCTTCGCATTCATCCCAGGTACCAATTTCATAACGGGGATTGTTCTGCATGATAGTATCGTAAATCTCGATCAGTTCACCGGCGATGCCGGTTTTTTCTCCGGATGCTGTGCCCACGATGACCATTTCAGGATTGGCCATGTCCCACTTGACTGATCCCATGGCGATCAAATATGGATTGTAAACAAACTGGTGTCGACGATCCAAACGGGTAATAAAATGTTTTCTGGTAGTGCCGGGAAGCACTGTAGAAACCAGCACGATTTTCTTAGGAGTAGTGGCATAACGATTGATGTTGTCAATGGCGTCAAATACCGCTGTATGGCCAAAGTCTCGGGGCTCCATATGACTGCTGGGCACAGAACCATCGTATCCTGCTGCGTGCGGAGTAGGCACAGCAATAAAAATCCAATCGGCATTGGTGACTAAATCTTCAATGCCAACAACCTTGACCATGTCGGATTGACGTTGTACTACATCATATCCCCAGACATCGTGTTTTTCAGCCATGACTTCTGCACAGTCCATACCTAACTTACCTACACCGATCCAACCTATTTTTTTACGCATACGAGCCCTCTTTTTGTATTGATATAGATATTTACAATGCCATAAGCCCACCTAAAAATTTATTGACGCTAAATAATATTGCAACACAGTAGGAGGCGAAACACAACAAAATCCACGGATCTCTGGTTAACATCTGAGATCTACCTCTTATGTTAGTGCCTAAGGAAAAACAGATGTTTTCGAAAAACAAATTCTGGGCCGGCATATTCTTATCTGCTATCACGACCATTGTGGCAGCTCAGACCGATCCAATCATAACACAAAGCACCAGCACATCCACTAGCACCACAAATGCCAACAGTGAGACCACAGTGAAATCACCGCCGCCCACGGCCGTGGCACCTTCCATCAGTTCAATGAATTCAGACCTGTGTGCAGTGGGTGTATCAGGAGCGGCACAGACGCAGATCTTGGGCATAGGTTGCCACCTTGTGTGGTGACGAGCGAGTTTTTGAAGCCATGATGAATGCGGGCACACCCTGTCCTGTAGAAGGCAAAATCGGAGCCGAAGCAAAGACCATATGGGAAGAGCGTCGCAGTCCCCGGAAGCCGGAAACGAAACCTGTAGCAGCGGCAGATACCACGAAAGACAAATGGACCTGTGAATCCTATGCCGGTGATGACCCTCTAGTACGGCAGCGACTTGGATGCCGATAGATGAATATGTGGCTTCGTTTCTGGATCTACTGGGCAGTGGCTACATTTGCTCTGTGGCTGCATCAGAATCCTGCTTATGGTCAGACAGCCACTGGTAATCTCGTCAACCCTGCTGGAACGGCCTGGGGCATACCCAGTGCTCAAGTCCTGAACTCAGCGGGTATTCTCGCTGTAGAAGGTGGCGGCACATTTGTGCCTGGTAGTCCTTACTACAACTCCGATTTCAACACCATCAGATTCAGTTACGCCCTAGGCACAGTGGCACAGAGCATAGCCATCAACTCGGCCTTGGCCGGCACTGGCGTCAAGTGGTTGGGCTATGACTATTCCTGGCAGGTACAGAATGCTCCAGGGCAGTCGGGAGGCACACTGTACGGCACTGTGTCGCTGAATGGCAACAATGGCAAAGCCCTGGAATCATTTACCTACAACTATCCGCAAGGTATCACTCCAGCATCAACATTCTTGACCGACTCGGGACGCCAATTGTTTTCTCAAAGCGGTGGTTACACCATTGGACAGGTCAGCAGTCTTGACATCGCCTGGACTGGCCAGGACAGTCTTTTCTGGATGGGACTATATGGACCGCGAGTGCGTAACACTGATATTCGTCTGCTGTATGGTGCGGATCAGTGTGCCACCAATCCCCTGAGCGATCCCACTTGTCCTGGCTATCAGATAGCCATGTGTACTTCTAATCCTCTCAGCAGTGCTCTATGTCCAGGCTATACCGCGGCTTATCTACAACAACAATGCACCATCTCGGCCTTGTATGATCCTTCTTGCCCGGGATACACCACGGCCTATGTAACACAGCAAATGACTCAGACCTCCACTGCCACTGCTCCTACTACCACCAGCACCACCACGGTGAGTGTGACAGGTACTGTATCAACCACAGAACCCACCATAACCATTGCCACAGATGGCACTGTCACAACAGGAGTGGCCACAGTGCC